GTGCCCGCAGACCCGACCGATGACGAGTGGACCGAACGCGAGATGCTTCGCGTCGGCCAGCGCATCCGGGACGTCCGCGAGCACCAGGGCCTCACCCAGGAGAAGGTGTTCCTGGCCGTGCCGATGAACCGGGCGCACTACCAGGACATTGAGTCGGGCAGGGCGAACCCCACGCTCAGGACGCTGGTGCGTATCGCCCGTGCCATCGGCGTCGACCTCGTCGACCTCGTCCGCTGACCCCGGGCATGAGACGGCCCCGCCCATCCGCCACGGGGGATGCGGACGAGTGGGGCCAGTCCAGGGTGCTACGCGGTCACCAACGGCCGACGCAGCAGGGCACGAGCCCGGTCCGCTAGCTCCGGGTCGTCCAGCGTCATCCGTCCCGCCGTCACCCGCAGGTGCCCGTAGTAGGGGCCGTCCAGGTCGACGGTCTGCGTCATGTCGAGCGACCACTCGGCGTCCGGGACGTCGATGCTGCCGGGTTTCATCACGGTCCGGGAGCTGTAGCCCGTGCAGGCGAGCCAGCAGCCGCACCGCTGCTCGTGCGACCCTCCCCACTCGCGGACGAACCCGTGCCGTCCTCCCAGTGCGAACAGGTCGCCGGGTTCGTGGACGTTACCTTCGACGGGGATCACTCCGAGGACTGCGGTGAGGCCGCCATCGGCGGTCGTGTACGCGAGCACGCAGCGGGAGCTGGTCTGCCAGTCGTTCAGGAAAGCGAAGATCGTGACCCGGCCCCGCCCGGATGTGGGTCTCGCCATCGGTGTGTCCTTTCTCCAGGTGGCCGGCCCCCGCCACTGTATGGGCGAGGGCCGACCGCCCCTACACGGTCACGGCTCAGACGTGGTGCTCGCAGGTGGGCAGCGGGTTGCCGCCACCGCCGTCGTCACCGCACGTGTCGCCGCAGTCGACCTCCGCCTGCCACAGCTCGGGGTCGACCCGGTAGCCCGCGGCCTCGATGGCCGCGACCGTGAGGGGGAGCACGTCGGCGGCGGGCGGGTAGGACACCCCGCCGAAGCCGTCGCACGGGTTGTGGTGGACCTTCCGCCAGCCGTGCGAGGTGAAGAAACTGTCGTACTGGTGGGTGTACTCGAAGAACGTGTGCCAGGCCGGGTCCACGGCGCGGCTCATGAACAGGGACGGTGCGCCCTCGGGCTTCTGTGCGCAGGTGGCGAGGTAGGCGAGGGCCTGGTCCGTGATGGCCTCCGCGCGCTCCTGGTCCAGGCCGGTGTTCTTGGCGACCCGGAGGCTCAGCCGCTCGAAGAACTCCGGGGCGACCAGCGTCCTCGCCGCGGTGGCTTCCATGACTGGTGCAGACATTGCGTACTCCACTTCTGGTGAGAGGTGTCGGTGCCGTGCAACCCGTCCCGCCAGACGCTTCCTGTCATCCGGCGGGACGGGGGTCTTGGGGTGCGGCCCTGCCCTCGGGGGTGGGGTCAGGGCCGCACAGTCCCGCTACCGGCCCGGCCGGCGGGCTGCGGGCCGGGAGCGGGGGTCAGTGGGTGCAGCGGCGGATGCGGACGTTGCAGTCGGAGACGCGCGTCCAGTCACCCGCGCTGCGGGCGGTCTCCCGCTGGCGAGCCCAGCGCCGGCAGCTCGTGCAGCCGGGGGCGGGCGCCGGGTCGGGGAGCGGCATGCCCAGGAGCGGCGGGTCCCCCATGGTGTTCAGCGGCTCGGTCACAGCCCGCCCTCCCTGATGAGGCGCTGCGCTGCAACGGCGACCGGACAGGTCGGGTCCGTCTTGCAGCGCTCGCACGCGGGGGCGTGGGTGAGCAGGAGCTTGTACGCCCGCTGCCCCGCGCAGCGCTTGCATCCGCGGGGGAACCAGTCAAACGAGCCGCCCGGCCGCTTCTTCTTCCGCGGGCCGAGGTTGACGGCCGTGGCCAGGGTGAGTGCGATTCCGTCCCACACGCAGACAGCGCCGCGCACCTGCGCCTCGGTGAGCCCGTCCAGGGCGGGTAGCTCGAGGGCCGCTATCACTTGATCCCGGGCGGTCTTCGTCGTGGGGCTGTCGTCCGTACAGGCGGGCTGCGTAGGCTCTGCCATGTCGTCGCTCCCTCGTAGCGATGGCCACGCCCCCGGACCGGTCGCACGGTCGCGGGGGTATTCCCTTCACTGCGGAGCGTAGCCCTAGTGGGCCTAGCTAGCTAGGCGAAACAGGCGAACTCGTCTCGCTCGGCATGGTTCGCCCGCCTAGCGTCTTGATCATGGAGTGGGAGCCGAACGTACCAAGGTGGCGGCAGGTGTACGCGATCCTCGAGGAGCGCATCGCCGACGGTACCTACCCGCCCGGCTCCCAACTGCCCGGTGTGCTGGGCATTCAGGCCGAGTTCGGTATCGCGCAGATGACCGCCCGCCGCGTCCTCACCGAACTCCGTGAGGCCGGCCTCGCGCAGATGCAGCCCGGGGTGGGCACGTTCGTCACCGACCTGCCGAAGAAGTAGCACCGGCTCACACTCCAGTTCGGTTGTACTCGTCCACCCTCGCGGGCGGCGGCGGTGGGTCTATCCGGTGCCGCCGCATCACCCCCGTCAGCTCGTCCACGTACAGGGCGAGGGACCGGACCAGAGACCGCAGCGACCGCACTTCGTCCCGGGCCGTCGTCAGTTCCTGCCGCAGCTCTGTCTTGATCGCCTCGAACGCGGCCCGGTCCTCGGCCCGCTGCGCGGGCTCAGCCTGCACTGCGGCAGTCGTGCGCTGCGCCTCCGACGTCAGCCGGGCCGCCGCTTTCGTGGCCCGGGACGTGAAGACAGCAGCGCCGACCATCGCCGCGGCGGCGAACAGCGAGCCGATGATGCCTGCTGCAACCCCCCACGCTCCGTTCATCTGCGTGCCTTTCGTGGTGCAGGGTGGGGGACGGAGTGCTCAGGCACTGTCGCCAGCCACATGATCAAGAGGACGTGCCCGATACCGAACCACGCGGCCAGGGCCAGCCCTCGCAGGTGCTCCCCCGTTACGGCTCCCCACAGGTACGCGAACCCCCAGACGAACGGCGGCACCTGCGCGGAGTAGAAGCCGAGCCCGTCCCGGCCGACACGCAGCCACGCGAACGCGAAGGTGATCGCCCCGCAGATGATCCACACCGAAGACCAGCAGCGGATGTCCGCGAAGCGGGTGAGCAGGCCGAGGCCGACCGGGCCGGGCTCGGGCTGGAGCGCGAACCCCAACCCGAAGCACACTTTCGCCGAGCCGAGGATGACGAGCGCTGTACCGCGGCGGCCCAGACGTCGGGTGAGCCGCCGGACCGCCGCGCACATCAGATGTCCCTGGTGGGCTTGTTGGGCACGGCCCAGGTGATGCCCCACGCGGCGAGGACGGCGAGCACGATGGTCACGCCCTCCCCGGCCGTCACCACGTTGTCCTGTACGGCGGTGACACCGGCAGCGGACCCGGCCGCTATCCCGGACACGACGGCCTTGGCGATGCTGCTGATCTTCATGGGTCAGGATTCCTTCCAGGTGAGCACGGTCAGGACCGCGCTGGAGATGGTGACGGGCTGCTTGGCCTGGTTGAGGAGCCGCACCCGCATGCCGCGGCCCTTGCCGAGACGCTTCGTCAGCGGGATGACGGCAAAGGTGCCGCCCTTCGTGCCGACAATTTCGCCGATCGGGTGGTCCTGGACGAACTTGTCGCCGTCGTACTCGCTCATGCGGGCCTGGACGACCTCGCCGACGGGCAGGCCGGTGATGTAGAGGCTGACCGATCCGGTGAAGCGGGCCGGGCCGCGCGCCCACACCGACCCGTTGGTGGCGTGGTGACTGGGCTCGTCGGCCCACTCCTTCGTGAACTCGATCGAGTCCCAGGCGCCGGGCCGGAGGCTGTACGGCTTGGCCAGCCCCAGGTTCACGTAGTCGGGCATGTCGTCCTCCTGAACAGGGTCGGTGGTCTTGCCGGTCGCGCGGGCGACGATCCCCGGGAACACGACCTCGCGCCACTGCTTGATACGGGCGGTCCCGGGGCAGGCCGTGCCCGACGTGGACCACTGCGGGAACAGGCTGTGATAGCCGAACCCGGGGTCGTCGTGGGTGCGGCAGATCCGCAGCGGAATCTTGTGGTGCTGGTGCAGCCACACGCCGAGCCGGATCAGCTGCTCGATCTGCTTATCCGTCCACGGGTCGGACGCCTTGGTGTCGGACGCGGTCTCGATGGACACCGCGCCCGTACCGTCCGCCCTGCGGTTGGCACCGGCGTTGGCATCGGCTCGGGTCTCGGTCCCGATGTACTGGGCGAGGTCGCCCTCGTAGCCGAGCCCGAAGTGGCTCTCGAGGTTCGTGCTGTCCCGCCAGTACTCGTAGGTGCGGCGGGCCGTCCACGGGGCGACGATCGAGTGGACGATGCACTGCGTCGGCCGGATGGCGGGCTGCGAGTCGCTCTCGGGTTGCAGCTCCATCTTCGTGGCTCCGGGATACCAAGCCATGTCTTCCTTCTTTCAGAGGAGTCGGGCGTACCGAGGTGCGCCGCCGATGGATCCGCCGCCGCCGTACTTCCCGCCCGTGTTCGTGCCGGAGGTACGGCGGGCACGGACCTGAACCTTCAGCTGAGTGCTGGCCCGGTACGGGGTGAGGTCGAGGGTGAGGGCAGGGAAGACATACGCGCCGGTCGCAGGCACCGTGCCGTTCGCGACGACCACCGAGTCGTTGAACTGGACGTTCCACTCGCCGCCCGTGTTGATGCTGTTGATCGTGTCCCCGATGAACACCAGGCCGAGCGCCAGTGTGGCGGTGCGCGGGGACAGGATCGTCTCCCACAAGGTCACGAACGACGTGCCGTCTTCGTAGACCATGCCGCGCAGGGACGTCGGGTAGAACGGCAACTCGTCCCGCTCCCAACCGGACCGCTGCAGCGCGGCCACCGTGTCCTCGAGCTCGGCGAGCCGCTGGAGGAAGTCGACGCTCTTGGCAACCTTCGGCATCTCACACCCCCACGCACGTCAGCCGGACGCGCTCGGGCCCGTTCACCGCCGTGTTCTCGATGGACACGATGCGCAGCACACCCTCACGACCGCGCGGTGAATCCGGCTCGGGGTCGATGACGAACAGGGCCTCGTCCCCCACGCTGTAGCTGCCGAACGCGGGGTCGACGTCGGCAGCTACCTCGAACGTCGGCTGCACATCCGCCCGCGACCGAGCTGCCAGATCAGCGTTCGTCATGCCCTGCACCTGCGCCTCGTCCACCACCCCGTCGTAAGTGGCCACGCCCTCCAGCAGCGGCCACCCCGAGGCGATCAAGTCGCCAGCCCTCGCGGTCTTCACGATCCGCGCCTCACCGGACCCGGCGCCGAGGCCGGACATCTCCGTCACCAGAGACGTGCCGTCCTCCGGCCAGTCGTAGTCGATGATCGAGCCGTGCCCGCCGCCCTTGGAGAAGACGAGACCGGACTCAGCGGCTGTCCGGCCCCGACGTGGATACCAGGCACGCGCTTGCTTGAAGCGGCGCGGGGACTCGTTGTTCGCGCCACCAGCCCAGCCCAGCTCTATCCCGAAGTCGAACCCGTTGTCAGCCGCAGCCAACTCGGTGATGGCTTTGTAGATCTCGGTCCGCTGGTAGCCGTAATAGGACACGTTGCGGTCGACGCCGTGCGCCGTTCCCCCGAGGAAGCCGAGCCTGAGACCGATGTCGCCGCCGGGCTGGTCTTGCGCGTACCGCAGCAGCGACCACACGATGTGCTGCTGGTCAGCAAAGAGCCTCTGCCCGCCCTCGCTCACGTAGGCCGGATCGAGCAGCAAAGACGTGTCCGTGGACAACGTTCTCTTCACGTGCCGCCGCTGGAAGTACGACAGGAACTCGGACGCCTGGATCTTCTTCCCGCCCTTGACCCGGTCCCGCGTCCAGACGATGCCGCCCCACACGAGGACACCGTCCCGATCGACGTACACGGCGGTACGGGCCGGCTGAGATGCGGTCTCCGGGTCGAGCGGGAGCGTCTCGTCGTTGTACGGGATCGTCCCGGAGAGGCGGCCGATGCCGTTCAGCTCGAAGGAGTACTGGACGCCCGCAAGGGGGAGTTCGGCGAGCAGCTCGTCCGTGCGCAAGTCCGTGAACAGGTACGTGTACGTGTGCTCCGGCTGGGCGTCGGCGGCCGCGAACAGCTGCGCCGACAGCATCGTCAGCTCCGTCATGGGATCGGAGTCACCTCCAGCGTGCCGCCGGAGACCGTCGCCGTAGTGCTGCTGCCCGAGCTGATGTTCCACTGCGGGGTGATCGTGAGGGACTGGCCGGGGGTGGCGCCGGTGATGAGGCGGGTCCGCCCCGCGGCTACACGTCCGCCCACGGCCGTCACCGAGTTGTACGAGGACGCGCCGACGCTGATGGCGCCGGACGCGCGCCACGTGGCATGACACGTTGAGGTGGACGTGTTCGTGTTCTCCAGGTTCGCGGCGACGGAGACGCGGACCATCCCGGACGGGGGCACGGTCACCGTGATCGGGGCCCACGCAGCCGACGTGAAGTCGACGTAGGTCCCGGTCTGGTTGAAGGGGGGCGCGGACTGCTGGAGCGACACCGACGGCCGTAGGTACTCGCGCAGCTGGCGCTTCGGGCCCGCCTGCGTCCCCACTTCCAGCACGTCGGTGTCCGTCAGGTACAGCACCTGCCCCGGGTGCAGCCGGTTCGGCGCGATGGACGACGACACCGGCACGATGCCGCCCGCAGCAACCGAGTAGTTCCGCAGGTCGCTGATGTTGCCCGCGCTGATGCTCGTCTGGTTCGGGCCGATGTTGATGTCCGCGAGGACCTGCGCGTTGTTCGGCAGCGTGCCCCGCTGCGTCGTGCCGGCCGACGTCGCATACGGGCCTTGGATGATCTCCAGCCGCCACTCTGACGACGATCCGACGTACTCACCGTCGTAGACACTCGCCACCACCGTGTCCTTGCGGAACTGGCCGGCCCCGCCCGCAGGTTGCACGGTCAGGACCACGTCAGAGTCGTTGACGCAGATGTAGGTTCCCTGCCCGCCAGCGTCGTGCTGGTCGACGTAAGCGAACCCGGCGCTGACGATGACGGTCATGTTCGGGGTCGGGGACGGCCGAACCTTCAGCTGATAGTTCTGGTATGACGGCTTGACGCCTTGCCGGATTCGCATCGGCGTTGCCTCGTCCACACCGAAGCCCGGGTACGAGATCAACGCGGTCAGGGCCAGCCGGTCAGTGCGGGCCGGGTAGCTGCCCGCCTGCATCCAGGCCGGGGGGTTGATCAGGGCCACCTCAGGCCCTCCTCTCTTACAGGCTGGTGTCGCGCCAGGACACGGTCAGCAGGGACGATTGGCCGGTGACGCCCGGCACGGGGCCGCCTCGGTACGCGAGTTCGTTCGCGCCGGGCTGGAGCAGGGGCCATGTGGACCCGGCACGCACCCAGGTGCGGCGCGGGGTAGCGCCCATGAACAGGACCGCCCGGGTGCGGGTGTCGATGATCAGGTATTCGCCTGGCTGGAGGGTGGCGTCGAGAGCGAGGACGCCGCCGGTGGTGACCTGCTCGATCGCAGGGTTGGTCACGGGCCCGTCAATCCGCAGTACTGGGTACGCGGGCGAGGCGCCGTCGTTGACGGCCGTCAGCCGGCCGGACGTGCCGCTGCTGCCGTACGTCCGGTTCGAGCCTGCCGGCCGCGCCGAGACGCTGGCGTTGGGTGTGCCTTCCCAGGTGCCGCCGTTGGTGCCGTCGATGTACGGGGGCAGGCTGGGGCCGACGACGGCCATGGCGGCGTCCGCCCACCATGTGGCCGCGCCCGCGGCCGAGGTGGTGGCGACGGCGGCCACGCGGTCGACGGTCTGTCCGGCCGCCACCGTGTACGAGCCGGACACTCGCGCCCACGCACCCGGCTTGGCCTGCGCGAGGACGGACGTGGTGCTCAGGGTGGTGGTGCCGCTGCGCCACCACAGTTCCAGTGCGGTGATCCCGGTCGGTGGGATCTTCACGTACACGCCCCACTGGACCGTGTTCCCGGCGGTCACCGGCTCGATGGTCCACGACGTGCCGCCCTGCGCCGACGCCACGCTGATGGCGTGCTGGATACTCCACTGCCCCGCCCACGACTCTGCGTTGACGCGGGTGCGGGTGTTGTTGCTGCCGAAGTTCGTCGTTTCGGTGGTGAACGTCTCCTCGGCGGACGGGTTCAGCACCAGGTTCCGGGCGGTGTCGCCCGCGCCCGCGTACACCAGCGGGTACGTGCGGCCAGCTGACGGGGAGTACGCCGACGTGAACGTGCTCTTCTCCTCGAGCCCGTACAGGTACGGGTCCGCGCAGTAGAACTCCAGCGCGGCATCCCCGATCCGCCATAGGTACTCGGCGTCGTACGGGATGCTGCGCTTGCGCACCTTGGCCCACACGAGGGTGTCTTGATCGAGGAACTGCAACGGTTGCGGCTGACGCTGAGGCTGGGTCGCTGCGCGCAGAGCCAGGCTCAGCGCCCGCAGTCCGTCCGGGGTCTCACCCCGCAGCCCGAGCTTCAGCTGCACCGTCCGGGCGCTGGTGTAGTCGGAGCCGGTGTAGTCGCCGTGCTGGCCCGGCCGGTCCATGTCCTCGCCGCGGATGTCCGGCAGGTCGTCCATGCCCTCGATGACCTTGACCGTGTACGGGCTGCCGGGCCCAAACGTCAGGTCACCCCACTGGATACGGCCGAGTGCCTGCTGCGCCATCGTCATCGCCTCCCTACGAGGCCACGCCACGACAGGGCGCGCAGCATCTCGTCCGGCGTCGCCTGCGTCCCATGCAGATGGATCGTGTTGTACTGGTCACCCCGCCCACCGACCGCACCGGCCGTGACCGTGGCCAGTTGTCCGGCGGTCGGCGTGACCGCGAGCGCACCGCCCACTCCCGTGGCGACGTCCAGCGCCGCACCGGCCACCGTCCGGGCCGCCGCCCGCACCCGGCCCACCGTGGCCAGCAGACCCACCTCGAGGCCACGGCCGTCCATCTCACCGATCCAGCGGAACGCCTGCGACGGCGACTTCGTCTTGTGCTTCTTCTTGACCGTCTTCAGCATGCTCGTCGCGATCTTCGCCATCTGCTTTTCGATGGTCTTCTCTTGCGACTTCAGTCCGGCCACCAGGCCCTGAGCCGCGCGGATGCCCGCCGAGTACAGGGCGTCGCCGACCGTGTCACCCGTGCTCTTCGCCGACCGGGCGAGCTGCGCCTGGAGGGTGTTGATCCGCTTCAGCTCAGCCGGGGTCGCCCGCGCCAACGCGGCCGCCGTCGCCCCGCCGGCCTCGACTCCCGCGTCCGCGATCTGCTGCAGCAAGTCGCTACGCAGCCCGGCCTTCTTCAGCTTGGCGATGTTCTTCTGGAACTCGGTGGTCTTCTTCAGTGCCTGTTGCAACCCGACCGTGATCGCGCTGACGCTGTTGACGTCGGCGTACCCGGTGGTGATGTCGGCCTCATCGAGGATGCCCTTGGTGATGTCCCCGGCCGCCTTGCTGCGGGCCTTCAGCAGGTCATCGAGTTTCTTCTGACCGGCCGCCAGTTTCTTGATGACCGCGTCCCGCTTGGTGGTGAGCTTCTCCAGTTCGCTGATCGCTTTCTTCAGCGTCTTGCCGTAGCCCGAGCGCACGTTCGCGGGCAGCGCCTTCGTGATCGACGCCAGCTTCGAGCGCAGCTTGGCCGTGGTGCCGTCGATGCCCTTGATGAACCCCTCGATCAGCAGCCGACCGGCCGGGGTCAGGATCTTGGCGTCCTTCTTCGGCGGGCCCTTCCAGTCCGTCAGCTTCGAGGTGAGGCTGGACAGGGTGGACTGCACGTCGCTGATCTTCGACGTGATCCCGGAGATGAACCCGGCGATCAGGTCCCGCCCGGCGGAAGCCAGCGTGCCCGCGAGGTTGCCGAGCGCCGTCTTCGCCTTCCCCGGCAGCCCGCGCACCTTGTCCACCGCGTCGGTGACCTTGCCGCTGATCGCGGTCACCATGGTGCGGCCCGCGCCCGTCACCACCGTGGACAGTGTGGAGCCCAGCGTCGACAGGGCAGTCATCGCCCGGCCGGGCAGCCCGCGCAGCCACTCAACCGCCTTGCCCACGGCCTCGCCCACCCACCGGCCGATCTCCCCCGCCTTCTGCGAGATGAACTCGGCGGCCTGCCCGACACCCTCCTTCGCGGTCCGCCAGGCGCCGGAGAAGTCGCCCGACAGCAGCTGGGTGATGACCGTGAGCACCGGCACGACGACGTTGGAGATCACCGCGGCGAGCTTGCCGGACAGGATGGACGCGAGCCCGCCGATGAGTCCGATGATCGGCTGGATCACCGGCATGAGGGCCTCTGCCAGCTGCGCCACCAGCCCGGCGACCGCGGTGATCAGCGGCCCCAGGGCGACCATCAGTTCGGCGGCTGACGTGCCGAGTTGCACGAAGGAGGGGGCGAGTTCGACGAGCAGGTCGCCGATGATCGTCAGCCAGGTCGACAGGTTGTTCGCCAGCAGATCCGCCAACGGCGTGATGATCGCCGGTAGTTCGGCAAGGATCGGCGCCAGGGTCTCCTGAAGGATGCCGGCGAGGGTGCCGACGACGGGGGCGAGCGCCTGGAACACGGTCACCACGGCGTCCAGCAGCGGTGTCAGTGCGGGCAGCAGGGCCGCCGCGAGTTCGCCGATCACGGGCAGCAGTGGGGACAGGGCTTCCACCAGGGCGCCGACCGCTTGCGCCGCCACCACCAGCACCGGGCCGAGCGCCTCGATGATCGGCGAAAGCGCGTCCCCGAGCGCCTCGATCAGCGTCTGTGCGGGTGGGCCGAGCGCCTCGAACACAGGCCCGATCGCCTTCAGTGCCTGTGCGAGCAGCGGGGCCACCGTCGATGCCAGGGTGCTCATCGTCTCGAAGATGGCGCGCAGCCCGCCCTGCACCTCGGGCGTGTTGACGACGTCGGCGATCGCCTGCGTCACCTGCTGGAGCGTGCCGACGAGCCCGCCGCCGCCTTCCGGTACGGCTTTGAAGATCCCGCCGATGATCTGGCCGACGTTCCCGGCGATGTCCGCGAGATCCTTGATGAGGTCGATGGCGGTCTCGATGGCGTCCTGCATCGCCCCCGACTCGAACGCCTTGCCGAGCCGCTCCCCGATGCCGGCAGCCGAGTCCGCCGCCGCCGACGTCAGCCGCTCGAAGGACGGTCCGGCGGCGGCGCCGATCTGCCCCAGCGCCGTGACCACCACGCCCGGAATCCCGGACATGTTCTGCAGGCCCTTGCTCGCCGAGCCGAGCGCCTTGCCCAAGGTGCCGTTGTCTGCCAGCTCCCGGGCCGCGCCCATCGCCCCGGCCGCCATGTCCCCGATCGCGGTCGCCGAGGAGAGCAGGTTCGTGCGCAGGACCGGCAGCACGCTCTTCGCGGTCCGCTCGAGGTTGGCGCCGAGCCCGCGGAACACCTCCTCTTGCACGGCCTGCTGCATGCTGCGCAGCTGCGGGGAGATGTCCCGGACGGCGGTCGCGAACTTCTGCGCCGACGGGCTGAGCTTCTCCAGTGCCTCGCTGAACTCTTCCGTCTTGGACGGGTCCAAGGCTGCGGACAGCGCGTCGTCCATCCCGACGGCCGCGAGTTTGACGGTGCCCTGCGCCAGCGCAACCGACATCATGCCGGTGACCGCAACCCCGGCCGCCGGCGCCACGTTCGCCAGCGTCGAAGCCAGCCCAGCCACCACGGGAACCGCGGCGCCGAGCCCGGCCGCGGCCTTCCCGATCCCGCCGATCGCGCCGGCCGCGGACCCGGCCACCGCGGGGATGCGGCTCAGGATGCCGGTGAGCCGGTTGGGCCGGTCCTCGTCCACGTCGACGTCGATATGGACGTCCGTGTCATCGACCTGCCGTGCAGCCTGCCGCAGCTCCTCCAACTGGCGTGCAGCCGCAGCCGTCGCGGCGCGGACGTTGACGTTGGGGTGTTGATCCCCGATCCGCTGAAGGTTCGTCTCGAGGTCTTCGAGCTGGCGCAGCGCGTCGCCCACAGAGACGTCGACGCCGATGCGCTGCGAGTCGAGCTGCGCCAGCTGCCGGTGGACGCGGGCGAGGTCGCGGTCCAGCGGGTCACTGTCGCCGTCGATGGTGACCTGCGGCAGGTTGCGCAGCAGGTCATCCAACTGCCGGTTGATTCCCTGGCCGAGCGCGGAGCCCATGGCCGAGCCCTGCCGGGACGCGTCGCCGATCGCGCCGGACACGCCGTCGAGGTTGACCGCGAGATGGCTGACCAGGTTCGGCAGGTTGATGTCGTCAGCCATCGGGTCACCTCCGGTTCATCGTGGCGAACCCCAGCAGGGATGCGCCGTCGGCGGGTTCGGGTTCACGGCGGCCGCCGCTCTGGTGGGCGGCCTGGTGCTGCTCAGCCAGCGTCAGCAGCTGGCAGACAGTCATGTCCCAGAAGGCGCCGGGCTGAATGTGGAGGGCACCGACGGCGAGGTAGTAGAGCTCAGCCCAGGGGAAACCGTCTCGATCGCGGCGGTCAGGTCCGGGGTCTCGTCGTCGTTTCCCAGGCTCTCGAGGGCCTTGGAGAACGCAGCGTTGAACGCGTCCACGTACTGGCTGAGGCGGCCGGGGTGGAGCAGGTCGGCGATGTCCGCGCCGTCGGTGCGGCGGCGGAACACGATGTCGCCGGAGATCTTCCGTTCGCCCTTGGCGTCCTGGTGCTCGCGGTAGTGCGGCTCGAACCCGCCCGGGCCGACGGCTCCGGCGCCGACGAGCTGGATGATCGGGCCGAACGCGGCACCCTTGCCGGTGGAGTCGATGGCGGACTGGACGGCGGCCACGGAGCCGTAGCGGGCTTCGAGGAGTGCGAGGGCGCGCATGCTGTAGCGGAGCTGCACGCTGGTGCCGTCGGCGAGGTCGACGGTTCCGCCGTCGGCGAGGAGGTCAAGGCCGTGCGTCATGGTGGTGTCCCTACGTGAGTGCCGGGTTTCGGCCTGCGGATGGGGAGAGAGCCGGGCGGGGCGGGCGCTGAGCGAGAGACGCGGGCCCCGCCCGGAGATCACGGGGTCGCGGCCGTCTCGATCGGGACCGCGGTCTCGTTGATGTCGATGTCGATCCACTCGCCGGTGCTGATCAGCGGCACGGCGCGGGCCTCGTTCTCGATCGTGCGGTAGTCCTCCTCGGCGAGCCCCAGGCCCGGGAACGAGGACATGACGCACTTGAGGAGGCTGAAGTGGACGTCGCCGCCGACGAGGTCACCGCCGCCCGTCGGGGTCTTCCCGACGAGCTTGTACGGCAGGGGCTTCGCGCCCCGCTTCAGCGACCACTTCGTCTTCTGCGCCGGGGTGGTGCCCGAGTCGGTGACCTCGGAGTCGATCAGCGCCACCAGCACGTCCAGGCTCAGCTTCGCGTGCGGGTACGACACGGTGATGTTGGAGATCGTGGCGTCTGAGTCCAACAGGCCGTTGTCGCCGCGCAGCTCCTTGACCTCGACGTCGCCGGAGACCTCCATGCTCTTGATGCCGGGCACGTCGATACCGGGGCCGTACGACGGCTCGCCGCCCTCCGGGTCGCTCAGCAGGGGGAAGATCTTCGCGTCCTCGACGGCGTACAGCTTCGTCACTCGGGAGATGGGCATCTCGGGTTCCTTCCTGGTGCCGGGGTCCGGCCCTTACGTCAGGGGTGGGGTAGCAGGGGCGGGGTCGGGGACGGTGGCCACCGGGCACCCCGGCAGGTCGGGCAGCGGGCCGGCGTCCTGCGGGACGATCAGTCCGTCCACGGCCCACCACGTCCGGCCGGGCTGGCCGTCGGTGGTGTGGATGGCGACGGCGCCGTGCGTGACCGCGACCGCTTCACCGATCAGGGCGACCGTGGCGCCGGGCCGGGCCGGCCAGTGCGGGCCCAGCTGCGCGAGCACCTCGTCCCGTGGCAGTTCGACGAACGTGATCCTCATCCGGGGATCACCTCCTCGCGCAGCAGCTCGCGGTGCACGTGCACGGTGATCGAGTGCCGGACCTGGTTGTCCTCGATCGGGATGCGGTCGATGTCGTCCACGCGGACGGCGGTGACCTTCGCCGGGTGGGCGGGGAGTCGGCAGCCATGGAGGGCGTGCGCGATTGCCTCGGCGAGCCCGTACCGCTCGGTGACGCGGGTCGCCTTCGGGCCGATCTTCACGCGGGCCTGCTGCACCAGGTCGACGGTGACGGTCTCCACGATGTTGATCTCTGCGTCCGGGTCGCCGAAGTCCCCGTTCCCCGCGCGGTCCAGGCCGGCGGGCATGCCCTCCTGCACGACGATGAACGGCGGCGCCTGGCCCTCGCGGGCGCCGTCGCGGAAGACGGGCACGCCGAAGGCGAGAGACTCGAGGCGGGCCTTGATGGCGCCCGCAGTGCTGGCGGCCATCAGCGCCGTCCGATCTGCGAGGCGTGCGCCCGCCAGAAGATCTCGGTCATTTCGATGGCCGGCCGTAGGAACGGCTTCGCTGCGGTGCCGGGGTGGTTGACCTGTGCGACCGGGTGCCGTGCGCCCGGCCAGTACAGGGCCTTCTTCTTCGTCGGCTTGATGACGTGCGGGGCGGTGCCGTACTCGACGGCCGCCGCGTAGTTCACGTTCGTACCGATGACGTAGCCGACGCTGCGCCCGGAGCCCTCGGCCCGGGACACGATGCTGGAGCGCAGTCGGCCGGTGTCGACCGGTGCGCGGCGGCGGGCTTCGTTCTGGACGTCGATGCGGGTGCGGTTGACGGCTTGCTTCACGTCGTCGGACATGCGACCGAAGTACCGGCGCAGGCCCCGCTCGTACTGACGGGTGTTGATCTGCGTCGACACCGAAGTGCCGAGCCGTAGACGGCCCGTCGACCGGACGCGCGCCATCACACACCACCGATCAGCGTCGCGCCGCGGTTGAGGTAGCCCACCAACAGGGCGTCAACCTGCGTCGACCCGGTGGACGACGACGGGGAGACGACGCCCTCCGACGGCCCGTCGTCGGTGCCGTCTTCGATGGCGACGTTGTTGCCCTCGTCGTCCACCTGGAGCGAGGCATCCTCGGCGGCGTCCGCGTCGGGCGGGGTGGCCTTCGCCTGGAGATCGGCGGCGAGCATCGCGCACGCCTGCTGCACCAGCAGCGGCACCTCGTCGTACCCGAACTCACCGACGACCTTCACCTGTTCGGCGCCCCACCGCTCCCACAGGCCGAGCCACCCCCCGTTGTACGACTCGGCCCCGGCCACCAGGTCGTCGTATCCGCCCCACGCGAGGTGCACGGCGTCGATCTGCCCGAGCACCCGCGACGAGGTGAACCGGTACGCGGCGTCCGGGATTGACGTGCCGTCGTCCGGCTCCAGTACCGGCATGACCGCGGTGACCGAGCGGACGCGGCGCGGAAGGATGACCAGTCCATCCGCGCCGACGTCCGCCACCACCACCAGGTCAGTTGGCTCGAAACACTGCTGGGTGTACCGCTCGATGCCCTCTTGGGCAGCCGTGATCCACGCGGCCACCACGGCGTCGTCGCCGGTGACACCCGCGTCGCGCGCGGCTTCGATCGAGCAGTACGCCATGGGTCAGCCCTGCTCGCCCTCGGCGGCCGACTCGTCGGCGGCGTCCAGCTCCCGGCGCACGCCCTCGGTGATCGTCTGCCCCTTGGCGACGATCTGTCGGGCGTAGCCGCCTGGGTGGGTGTGGACGACCGGGCCGGTGGGCCCGCCGGTGCCGGCGGCGTCCAGCTTGCGGTACGCGTCCTGCGGGGCGGTCTGGCCGACGGCCCAGCCCTCGCCTGCGTCGTACTCCTGCGTGCGGATGACGGCCGCGTTCGGCTGCTCCGGGGTGGCCTGCTGGGGTGTCTCGTCGGGGGTGCTCTTGCTGCGTGCGGCCATGAGATGGCTCCTCACGTGGTGTGGAAGGGGTGGCGGGGTGGGCGCGGCCGGGGACGGTCGGCCGCGCCCGGTCAGGGATCAGGCAGCAGCCGGATCGAACGTCACCTTCACGAAGGCGCGGGGCGTGTGCACGGCCACGTTCGCCCGCCGCTCGGCGAGGATCACCAGCGTGTTCGCGAGGAAGAAGTCCGCGTGCGAGTCGGTCATCAGGATCGTGATCCCCTGCCGCTCCCACAGGGTGGCGCCCATCCGGTAGCCGCCGAGGAGCGCGGTGCCTGCGGCCATGGCCACGGAGGTGACGACGGTCAGGCCCCAGATCCGCATCGGCGCGCCCGAGTCGGTGACCGAGGTGATGACGCGGAACTGCCCGTTGGCGTCGGTGTCGAGTTCGATGTCTTGCCAGTCGAGGGGGTTCATCACCACCGCGTCCGGCGGGTACAGCGCCAGTTCACCCTGCGTCTTGGCCTTGCGGAGGGTGATCAGCTTCGGGTCGGTGTTCCCCGCCTCCGGCTGGTAGGCGCCGATGCCCGGGGTGGTAAGAATCCCCTGCATCTCCATGGCGCCGTTACCGGTGAGGATCTGCCGATCGAGCTGGTACTCCAGGCCGTACGTCAGGCGGCCGTTGATGTAGCCCATCATCTGGCCGTCGTCGTCCGCGGCCTGCCTCGTGATCGGCACCCAGTGAGCGACGGTCTTCAGCGTGGTGGTGATGGTGTCCCACGTGAACGGGCCGGACTGCGGCTTCATCGTGCCTTCGGGCACGACGGTGGCCTTGTTCCACGTGCCCGGTCCGGAGACGGGGCCAGTGGTGTCGCGGACGTACTCCAGCGTGTTGCCGCTGGAGGTCTGCCTGTCCAGCAGGTTCGCGATCAGGAGCGGGAAGTCAGGGTTCTGCGGGATCTGCCCCGGCTGCCGCTCGGGCCGGGTCGGCACACCGTTGGTGGTGGTGACCGTGCCGGTGGGCGCGTCGCGCTGCTCGAAGGAGACGGCGCCGGACTCGCCGCGCAGGCCGCGGGCGCGGTACTCCTCCAGCGCCTTGGAGCGGATGAACCGCTCGGCGACGGTGAGGGGGTGCTCGTTGCCCTTGTCGTCGGGCTGCATGCCCGGCTGCTCGCGGCGGGTGTCCGGGGCCGGGTCTCCGGCGGGGAGCTGCGCGGCCTTCAGCGCGCGCAGGCGTGCGTCCCGCTGGTTGGCCTGCTCGATCTTCGCGGCGATGTCGTCGGCGCGCTTCAGCAGCTCGTCGATGTCGCCGTCGTAGTTCTCGTCCTGGAGGAGCTTGGCGACTTCGTCGCGCTGCTCCAGCAGGGTCGGGGCACCGCCCTTGATGGGGTAGATCGGGTACCGCTTGCGGGGGTCCTCGCCGTTGGCGGCGCGGCCCTTGCGGTAGCCGAGTGCTCGGCGTGCGCTCATTGGCCGGTCCTCTCGGTCCGTGGACGGCACGACAGCCGCCCATCCGTCATGGGTTGCTGCGTCCGTCTGTCACGGCCGGTGGATCGCGCCCGGCAAGGCTCGCGGCTTTTACGTCCGGTGCGAGCGGCCCGGATGTGGGGAGGGTAGATCGATCACGGGGTGTCGTGTGGGTGGGGGCTGCAATTCGCGTTCCCCGACGAGGCGTCTACCGGCGTCGTCGGCCGCCCCGGCCCGCGCCCTGCCGCGCCGGGAGCGAGCGGTACGGGGCGCTGCGCTGGTTGCGGTGAGCCCAACGCCGGGCGAACGACTTCCTGTTGGCGAAGGCCCAACGCCACTGTGCCTTGCTCCTGAACCGGCCCATCACGTGCCTCCCACGGTGGTCAGCTTCAGCCACGCCGCACGGCGTGCCCGCTCCTGCATGCGCCTCTCCTGCTCCACCTCGTGCGCGATCGCCGAGTCCCGTCCGTGCTCCCGGTCGTACGCCGCCAGCCGCTCGGCGAGAGTCGGTTCACCCGTCTCGGTGTACAGCGCGCCCAAGGCAGAGCGCACCGTCTTCAGCTTGCTGCCGGGTACCGCGGCCATGCGGGCCGTAATCTGCGAGACCTCCACCAGCCGCGCCGAGCGGATGTTGTTCAGCGTGTCGTCGCGGTCCTCGTCGCTCATCTCGGCGAGCTTCTTCCAGTCGGGCAGGTCGGTCCTGACGAACCCGACGGACAACTCTCGTGCGCTTCCTGACCGGGCCTTGATGCGCGCGTCCCGCCCGGCTGCGGTGTTGTCGTACAGGCCGTCGATGTGCAGGAAGTTGTCCTGTTCATCCGCGCGGAAGGTGCCGATCGGGTCGAACGGGCTGTGCATCCACAGGTAGGCGTACGCGCCCTTGTCGATGCCGCGCCGGAAAACCTTGGGCTGGAAGGTGGTGCCGTAGCTGTCCTTCTTCCCGTACTGGCAGGCGACGCCGTTGAAGGTGCCGTCCTCGTCGTCGCCGACGCGGAACTCTGCCGTGTCGAAGATGCGGAACTCGATCTCGTTCACTGGCCCTCCTTGGCCTTGTTCAGGGCGTTCTCGGCGTACACCTCGGCGACGCCGTTCATCACGTCCCGGTGGGAGCTGGACAGCTTGGGGGCGTACCGGTAGACGGCTCGGCCCTGCTTGTCGCGGCCGTCGTACTCGTAGACGACCTGCCCGTTGCCGAACGTCATCAGCTTGGGCACCTCCCCGTCCGGGTCCGGCCGGACGGCGATGTCCTGCTTCCCGTCGAACGGCCCGCGGCGCACCTCGGCGAACGGCACGCCGGGCGGGCAGTACGCGCCCTCGTACTGGCCGTGCCCGGCGGGCTGGAGGATCGCGCGGACCTCACCGCGCAGCAACGTCGCCATGCTCAGACCGCCTTGCCCGCGTCGATCAGATCGGCCATGCCCCGCAGCCACGCCACGGTCCGTCCCCCACGGGACGGGTGGTGCGTCTCGGACACGTTGGCGTGCTCGCGCAGCATCTTCGCGCTCGGCGGCGCAGGCGCCAGGACGTAGCCGAAGCGCAGCAGCAGACGGTTAAGGACCTTCATGGTCAGGACTCCTGTCGGGACGGTACGGGCGGCGGCGGGGGCGGCAGCGGTACAGGGCTACGGCCCGGCTGCCGCGTGGTCTTCTGGCCCTTCTTCGGGTCTTGCGCCACGGTCAGGACTCCTCGAACTCGAAGGTCAGCGCACACCGGCACTGAATGGACTGCGCGGCCGGGGCGGTCGGATCCGCCGGCCACCGCGACTTGGTGAGCGTGAACCGCTTGTTCATCGCGACGCTGCGGCCGTTCTCCTGCCGGTGCGTCTCCCGGGTCCGCTTGTCGGCCGTGGCCAGCCACGTCTTCCGTACCGCGCCCGCGTCCAGTGCCGCCAGGAACGACGCCTGGTTGTAGCCGCCGACGGTCTCCGTCCGCGCGATCATCGTCGCCCGGAAGTCGGACAGGTTCGTGAACACCTTCTGCAACCGGGCGCGCAGCTCCGGGATCGACTCCCCCTCAGCCACGCCCGCCGCCAGCAGCTGCGCCCGCAACACCTGCTCCGTCGTCGCCGTCACCTGCCCCGACAGTTCGTCGATCCGGTCCTTGAGGGCCTGCGCAACGTCCGGCTCGTCCAGGTCGAAGCTGCCGATGATCTCCGTGCCGCCTCGTTTCCACACTCGCTCGACGAACGGGCGCACCACCTCTGCCGTGCGGCGCTTCCAGTACCGGCCGTCGAAGATCTCGCGGACCTTGATGCGCTCCTCCCACCCGTCCGGGCCGGTGGCGACGTCCATGTCGGTGAGGCGGGCGGCCAGCACCTGCTCCGGGTCCGGCGGCGCGAGGGTGAGGGACTGTTCGCGAGCGAGGGCACACGCCTGCGTCCGGGTCTCCTCGAGCCACTGCGCGCTGCGCTGCGGCTTGGCCATCAGCCGGTCGAAGTCCCTCAGCACCCGCTCCCGCTGCTCCTTCGCGAGGGCCTGCACCGCGCGGCGGCCGGCCCGCTCCAGTTCGTCGTACGCCTCGTTGATGTCCGTCAGCGACGGCGACGACGGGGCGTCGTCCGCACGCGTCAGCTCCAGTCGACGGGGCGTCGGACGGGCGTCGACCTGCGGCGGCGCACCACCGAGGAGGCGCGTCAGCACGGTCTCGACGGTCCGCTCGACGACGGCCGTCACGTCGGGCGTCGGCTGGAGCAGACGGGAGAAGTCCGCGTCCCACGACCGGGCATCGTCGCTGCCGGCCTGCCCCTGCACAGGGGCGAACTGGCTGCGGTACGGCGTGAGCGTGTGGACGCCGAGGCCGCCCGGCAGCGGGTCGTAGCCCAGCTCGGCACGCGCCTCGTCGATCGTCAGCGTGTCGGCGTACACCGACGCCCGGGTGCGGTTGGCCACCGAGTCCTGCGAGTCCTGGAGCGCGGCCACCCCAGCCAGATCCCACCCAGCCTCTTCCATGTCGGAGGGCAGCAGCACGCGATCGATCTCGCTGCCGATGATCTCCAGCTTCGGACTGATCGTGTCCGACCACAGGGTGGCCTTCGCCGCGCTGCGGTTCTCGTACGTCGTGCCGGCCGCAAGGTAGTCGTGAGGGATGCCAAACGCCATCATGACCTCGGCCGAGTTGGCCATGCGCGACTCGAGGTAGGCCATCTCCTCCGGGGTGAACGTCAGCCGCTCGTACCCGATGCCCTTCCCGCCGGCCTGCCCGCCACCGCCCGGTGTGGAGCGCACCAGCAGGTTCTTGCCCGCGTTCTCCGGGCCCTGCATGCTGGAGCGCCATGCGGCCTTCACCTGGTTGAACTCGTTCTCGTTCATGTCGCCGAGGTAGACGACGCCAGTCGGGCGGGCCCCGTTGGCGTAGCTGGAGCGCTGCCACTCCCGGGCGTACGCGTCCATGTCGACCGCATGCCTCGCTGCGCGCCACGGCGGCAGGCAGCCCAGCGGATCGAACGGATGGGGGTACCGGAGCCACAGCATCTCTTCCGGCAGCACCGGCACCTGTGTGCCGTCGAGGCGGCGGACCATGAACCCGACGATGTTCGTCGTGGTCGGCCGCTGCGCGAGCGGCTTGTCCACGATGATGTCCACCTGGTCATAGACGAGGTGCATCTCGGTGACGGGGCCGAGGCCGGTCTCGCCGCGGTCAAGCCACACGAACGCCTGCCCGGCGAGTTCGCCCTGCTGGAGCATCAGCGACTTGAAGACGCGGGCGGACATGAGGGGGTTGGGCCGCTTGTTGAAGAGGTGCGCGACGGGGTGCCCGTCGATCACGGAGCCGTCCGGCTGCCGTACCGCCAGAGGCACCGAGGAGCCGTTGTCGGCGATCGCCGCAACGCACCGGTACGCCACGGCGCTGTTGGCGTAGCCGCGGGCCTCGGCGTCCAGGGCCATGGTGAGGGACTGCTGCCCGCCGATCGACGCGACGGTGACCGGCTGCCGGCCCCGCAGCGTGTCCAGGCCGGCCGCGGCCCGCGTCTCGGCTGCCCTGCGCAGGGCCCGGTTCCTGTAGTAGCTCACGTCGTCCTCCTAGGCGACCGCGGCGAGGTTGCCCGCGGGCGCGAGCATGAGGTCAGTGAGTGCCCACACGTAGGCGTCGAGACGGTCGGGGCTGTCGTCGCCCGGTACCCAGGTCGTCAGCTGCTCCTCGAGGTCCGGCAGTGAGCCGACGATGTGCGCGCTGTTCTGGTCGGTGAGCGCGGCCACCGGCTCAGCCCGGGTGGCCTTGCCCTTGCTGGCGTACACGATCCGGTAGTTCACGGTCGGGTCGACCTGCCTCACGACGGTCCCGATCCACTCCCCGCCGTTGTTGACCTCGGCCACGATCGCGTCCGCCTTGTGCTCGTGGTACGCGCGGATCGCGGTGCGGGCAGCCTCGATCGGCGGCATCCGCGCGGACAGGTCATCGATCACGTAGCCGTGTCGACGCTGGAAACCGTTCTTGTCCGGCAGGTACGTCGACCCGAGCCCGGCGACGATGATGCCCATCTCGTCGGCCTCGTCGCTGCTGGTGGCCGCGGGGTCCATGGCGACGACGATGCGGTCCATCGGCGGGGCTGCGCCGACGCGGGCTTTGTCGAGTCCGGCCCACGACCACAGGGCGCCCTCGATGTCCTCGAGGAGTACGCCGTCCAGTTCCTGCGCCTCGATGCGCGTCCCGGCGTACTTGGCGATGAGGTGGGCGCGCTGCTCCTCGGGGAGGTGGATCGCGTCACGGGTGCGGCCCTGCGTGGTGATGACCTTTGGGTTCGCCTTCAGGTCCCGCAGTTCCTTGCGCGGCTTGGGCGTGGTGGACGCGATGTAGTGCGGGTTCTTGCCGATGCGGAGGCCCATCTCCGAGTGCGTAATGGCGTCGGAGAGGCGGCGCATCGCGGCGGCCTCTTCCATCCAGACGAGGCACCGGTTACCACCGGCCCTCAACCTCTCCACATCGTCCGGCGTATGGGCACCGAACAGCTTGGCTTCGGCGCCGTTGGGCCAGCGTGCGAAGGTGCCGCCGGCCGTCGTCCTCAACACCACGCGCGGGTCGTGCGCCTTCAGCCCGGACGGCCCGTTGACGCAGGCCTCGACGGCGTCACCTTGCGTGGGCGCCACGATGGCCATCCTGTGCCCGCCGTTCAATCGCGGGTCGCAGGGCGGGCCGTTGACGTGGGCGACCATGTAGCGGGCGCAGCCGTCCGTCTTGCCGGTGCCGCGCCCGCCGAGCTGGAGCCACCAGCCGAGCGTGGGGATCTCGTCCGGTGGGACCTGCCACGGGTACGGCGTCCACCGGTCCCAACGCTTCTGCCACAGCCGGTCTGCCAGCTCAGCCTCGAGCAGCTCGAGGGCCTCCGGGGGGAGCCCGGCGAGCTTGGCGTCGAGGCTGGCGGCGTGCACGGTGCGGCTACTCCCATTCGTAGTAGGGCATGTCGATGCCGGTGTTGCGGCGGTGGATCATGCGGCTGTTGTGGCCAGCGGGCAGTTCGCAGGTGATCGAGGGGTCGCGCGGGTAGGGCGGGCACGGTGCGGGCTCGGGGGCCTCTTCGTCGGTGGGCTGGTCATCGGCCGGCGGTGTCTCGGCGCCTGGGTCTTCGTCGGGCGGGTCCGGCGGGAGCTGCGATTCGCCCTCGGCGGGCGGCTCCTCGGGTGCGGGCTCCGGGGGCGGCTCGGGGGTGGGTTCGGTCATGTCTCCTCCAGCTGTGCGATCTCGTCGGCCAGTTGCTTGATGCGGGCGGTCATCTCGTCGGTGACGGTGGCGTTGACCTTCACGGGCGCGTAGAGGCCGAGGAGCTTGGCCTGATGGTCGAACAGCTTCACCAGGCCTTCGACGGCGCGGACGTTGCCCTTGATGACCTGCGGCATGAGGCTGTTGATGGCGATGTCGAGGTTGGCCAGCTGCTCGCCGAGGTACTGGCCGTGCGCCTCGGCGGCCTGCGCGGCGAGTTCCGCGACGCCGCGCTTCCACGCTTGGTAGACGTTCTTCACGTCGCACTCGAGGCGTTCGCCGATCTGCCGGAAGGTGAGGCGTTCTTGGGTGCGCAGGCGTACGACCTCGTGTTGCCGCGTGAGGCCGAGATCGTGGTGTGGTTGCCGCCAGGCCATGTCACCTCCCTGATGGGAAGGTACGGATTTCTGCGGCGCTCCGATCTTGGGGGCTGCAATTCGCGGGTGCGCGAAGGCCCCGCCGACGCTGGTCGACGGGGCCCGGGGTGGTGCGGTGGGTCAGCAGGCGTCGTACTTCCAGACGCCGTCCTCCCGCGCCCACGGCTGCGCCTGCTGATCGAACTTCGGCAGCCCCTCGATCTTGTACGAGACACGGGCCAGATCCCCCGACACCTCGGCCGTCACATCCGTGGCCGGGTGATCCGAGCCGTAGTCCTTCTTCGCCTGCCTCAGCGTCTCCCCGTAGACGAGCGGGTTGATCTCCTTCCGGCAGCGCTCGGACAGCATGCGGTGCGCGGTGCTGGCCTCGGCGGCGAAGTACGCCTCGGTGTACTCCTTCACCGCAGTCTCGAGCGGGTCGTCCCCGCTGGACGGGGCGCTGCTGGGCTCGCTGCTCGGGGTGCTGCTGGTGGTCGGCGCGGACGGCTTGGGGTCGGCGCTGGTGTCGTCGTCGCTGGAGGAGCAGGCGGTGAGCGCGAGCAGCAGGACGGCGGTGATGGTGGTGGCGCGGGTGCGCATGTGTCCCCCCATGGGCGGTGTGTCTGGTGGGGGCATCGTCGCATGCGGGCATGGGCGAGGCCCTCGCCCGGGGGAATTCGGCGAGGGCCTCTCATGACGGTGCCCACTGTAGGGCGGGGGTGTGACAGCGGCAGGTGGTCAGATGCAGGGGAAGTGCGACGGCGGGTAGTGGCCGGCGCAGTTCGGGCAGTAGTTCAGCGGCAGTTGCTCGTACCGGAGGGCGGCGAGGAGTCGGCGGATCATCGGGAGGTCACCTCCCCCGCAGCGACGTGGATGTGGGTGTGGTTGGGCCGGTCCGGGGGCGACGTCTTGTAGATCAACATCCCCTCTTCGGATTCGAGAGGGGTCACGCCGATAAGCTCGTGACCTGCGCACTCTCGACAGGAGGGGCGCCCCTCCTGCGGTGGGGGAGGGGCGGACGAAACGGACACCCGGCGGCGGGCGGACCACCACACGGCGGCCACCCCGGCCACCCACACGGCGAGCACACCGGCCTCCGGCGAGACGGCCCACACCCCGGCGAGGGCGGCCCCGGCGAGGACGACGAGGACGCATCCACCGGCGAGCGGCGACCGCTCCTCGAGCTCCTCGGCCGGCTCCTCGGCCGGGGTGTCCTCCCGCTTCCGGCGCGCCATCACAGCGCCCCGTATACGGTGTCGCCGAGCCAGTTCACGGCGACCGCGATCGGGGCGGCGGCGAACCCGGCCACGCCCGCGCTGGTGCCGAGGCAGATGCCGCACCAGGCGCCGCGCTTCAGGTCGCTGCCGTAGCGGGACTTCTTCACCGCGGCCACCAGGCCCACGGTCAGGATCAGCACGATCGCGCCGCCCGTCTGCGTCAGCGGCAGGTACACGGCACCGCCCGCGCTCTGTCCGGCCGCGCCTCCGACGCCCCACACGAGGGCCACGTCACCGAGCCAGTTGGAGATCCACAGGGCGGCGCCCGCAGCCCAGCCGATCAGCCCGCCCACGCCGAGGATGGTGAGCACGCCGTACGACCACGCGAGGAGGAACGGGAGCAGGGCCCCAGCGTGGCCGGCGGGGTTGGAGCGGAGGGCCTTCGAGCCGGGCCACCAGGTGACGAGGTAGTGGACGAGGAGGCAGATGCCGACGGTGACACCGCCGAGAGTCACGATGGTCATGGGGTCCTTCAGCGGTACATGGCGACGCCGAGCGCCGCGAGGGTGAGGATGAACGCGCAGGTCCCGGTGACGGGCGGGACGGTGCGGATGTCGACGAGGGCCAGGCCGAGGAGTCCGGCGACGGCGGCGAGCACGAACAGGACGGCGAGCACGGCGTCACCCGGCGCGGTGCAGGGGCGACGGGCGCTGAGGCAGGGCCTCAAGGTGCGGCTCGTGCGCCTCGATCTCCTTGCGGATGGTGCCGCGCAGGGTCGACGCACCGGGCGCGGCGAGGTTCGCGGCCTCCAGCGCAGTCTTCATCTCGCCCGTGGTGGGCCGGTAGCCGGACTCGTACAGGGGGCGGATCACGGCGCAGCGCGGGTCGCTGTACCGGATGGCCGGGGGCTGCTCCTCGAGGGCGGGCGGCTGCTGCTGCTCCTCGGCGGCCGGGAGGGCCGGGGCCTGCTCGGGCATCGGCGGCACGGCCGGTGCGTGCTGCGGCTCGGCGCGCTCCACGGTCACGACGGGCGTGGCCTGCGTCGTCTCCGGGCGTCGGGCGAACCACACGTGCAGCTGCCGCATCAGCGCGCCGAACGCGAGGAGTGCGGCCACCGGCGGGACCGCGGCGACGACGTACTGAAGCGCGGGCGCGTCGGAGCCGACGCCGGCCACGTTCAGGCCGATCGAGCCGAGCGCGCCGACCGCAGTCAGGCAGATGGCCCACCAGTCGACGGTGCGCAGGTAGGAGGCGCGCAGGATCAGCAGTTCACCGGCGAGGTAGAAGAGGTCGAGGACGGCGGGCCATGCCCAGGCGCGGGCGGGGTCCATGCCGAGGCCGTTGCCGGCGGCGACGTCGTGCAGGTGGTGGTAGGAGAGCCAGAAGGCGATGCCGGTGATGGCGGTGATGATGGCGGCGGCGCCGACGGCGAGGCCGAGCCCGCTCATGGCGGCGGGGGGCGGGTTATGCGTAGGCTTCGGTTCAGCCATGGGAGCGCTCATCTCCTGTGGTCAGGCCCCTGGTCGGTGTTCGCTGCACCGTCGGGGGCCGTTCTGTTGTGGGGCGTCGTCGGGCGTTGTCGGCCCGTCATGACGCGGTGTCGGGTAGCCGACACGGTGAAGGGTAGCCGACACGGGGCGGTGTGTGCAGACCTACGCTCCGGCGGGGAGGTACGGGGTATGGGCGAGGAGACGGACGACGCACGTCAGGCGGCAGACGACGTGCTGGCTGCGGTGCGCGCTGCGTTGCGCGGGCTGGAGGCGATCCCGGACGCGACGGTGCGGGCGCGGGCGGCGGGTCTGGTGCTGCGGGAGTGGCCGGCGGAGCGGACGTTGGCGAAGGAGATCCGGCAGCAGGCGGTGGACACGCTGCACCGGGGCGGGATGGACTTCCCGGAGATCGGTCAGGCGATCGGGACGGACCGGTCGCGGGCGTGGCGGATCTGGAAGGGCATGTCCTGAGCGCGGGGCCGCTGGAGTCGTAGCGCCTCGGGGTGGGACTTACGCCGCGTAGGGCTCCCCACCAGCCGCTGCGCCAGAGCAGCACCGGCCCCGCGTGGGCAGTGTGCCAGAGACGACGACGCCCCGTCACCGGCCGTCGTGCGGCGGGGTGACGGGGCGTCTGGCCTGCGTCGTCAGCCGTGCGGCTGCGCCGTGGACGTGGTGTAGGCGAACGCCTCGGCGAGGTTGTTCAGCGCCTCGGCCGCAGTCGGGCCGGTGGTCTCCTCGTTGATCTTCTCGGCCGTCTCGGCGATGGCCTTGTAGAGCGCGAGGCGCGCTTCTTCCTTCGCGCTGTCTATCGCTGCCATGGTGCTCCGTTCGTGGTCGTGCTGGTGGTGTTGGGGTGGACGTGTGGGGCGTGGCGGGTGGTTCCCGGTCAGCCCGTGGTGGGCTGCTCGGTGCCGTCGAGGGCGCGGCGCACGGCGGCGGTGGCGAGCGGGCCGAGGTGGGTGTCGAGCAGGGCGCGCACGCGCTCGAGGGCGGCCTGCGCCTCCCGCGCCTCCCCCTCGGCCTTCGACACCGCGGCGATCATCTCGTCGACCAAGCTGACGTCCCCGCCCTCCTCCTCGAGCATGCTGCGTGTGAGGCGCAGTTCCCGCTTCGTGTCCCGCCACTGTCGGTTGCGGAGGCTGATCTGCGCCCACAGGTTCTGTATCTGGGTGGGGTCGGCGCCGTTGGCTCGGAGGCCGGAGCGGAGGGTGCGCAGCTCGGTCTCGGCGATGTCGGCGCGGCGGCGCTGCTCCTCGGCTGCCTGCTCGGCGGTGTGCTCGCGGTCGATCGCGTCGTTGGCGCGCTTGTGCTCGTACTCCAGGACGGCGCGCAGCTTCTCCAGCTCGACGGCGATCCGGTCGCGTTCGCGTTCGATCTCCTCGGCCTTCGCCTTCCACGTCTCCCGGCCGTTGATGATCTGTTCGACGCGGCGGCGGAGGGCCTCGCCTTCGCCGGGCAGGGAGAGGACGCCGCGGGCTGCGCGGTCGGCGAGGACGCGGAGCAGGTACGGCGTGTCCTCGTCGGCGGCCGGGGCCGGGCGGGGCTTGTGGACGTCGAGGATGACCCCGTCCGAGGCGGGGTCATGGACCCATCCGGCCGCGCCGCCGGGAGCGGTGTACCACGTGAGCGGGTCGCCGCAGACGCAGCGCGGCCCGTCGTCGGCCGTCGTCGTCGGGGCGTCGCTGACGATGGCGACGGGCGTCTGCTGCGCGTCGGCGATGCGTCGGACCTGCGTCGTCAGGTTGTCGAGGGCGCGGACGACGGCCCGCGCGTCCGGGCTGGTTCCTGCGGGGCTCATGCGTGGTCCTTCGGGTCGGGGTGGTCGGGAAGGTCGGGGTCGAAGTCGAGGGCGGCGAGGACGGCGTTGAAGCGGGCGAACTCGCCGCGGACGACGGCCTCGTCGTCGGCGGGGTGGGCGCCGATGGGGACGTGGCGGATGCGGGCGGTGGCGTGGCCCCAGCACCAGCCGGCGGACAGGCCGAGGACGAGGGCGAGGACGGCGAGGGCGTAGGCGTCGGTCATGGTGCTCCGTTCGGTGGTGGGTCAGGAAGCGATGGGGAACGCCTGTGCGGCCGCTGGAGCGCCCCGCACAGCCCCGGCCGCCCCGGAGGAGCCGGAAGCCGCACGGGGCCGCTGGAGCCGCCGTGACGAGGCGGCAGGGGCAGCCTTCTGCTGCGCCCACCACCCCGCCTTGCACGAGTCGCACGCGGTCTCCCCCAGCCGCCGGTGCAGGAAGTAGCCCGTGCCGGTGCCGCCCTTCGCGTGCTCCTCGGCCAGCCGCTCCCGCCGCCGCGCCTCAACCACGGCCTCGTGCGCCGCCACACAGTCGCCGCCCACGCAGTCCACGCCCGGCTTCTCGCGGTACGTGTGGTGCGCCCGGTACGCCGACTCGGACCCGCACGCCTGCCGCAACCGGCCCTGCTCGTCGAACCGCCACGGCCGGCCATCCGCGAAGCTGCGCCGATCCGCGGCCGTCGTGCCGCCCCACACGCCGTACGGCTCCCGCTCAGCAATCGCGAACTCGGCGCAGGCGTCCCGCAACGGGCAGGGCTGGCAGGCGCGGACAGCGGCGTCCCGCTCGCGGGTGTTGTCGCTGAAGAACGGCTCGGGGTCGAGGCGGCAGGGCAGGCCGGGGGTGCGGATCATCAGGTCGTGCAAGGCGGTCACTGGGGCTCCCCGAGGGTTGGTGGTGGGGCAGTTGGCAGGGCTGGTCAGGCGGTAGTGGGGGGCTCGAGGGTGAGCTGTCCGGCGTTCTCGATGGCGGCGCGGCGGGTGGCCGCAGCGGTCTGGCGGTGGTGGTCGCGGTCGTAGTGGAGGTGGCAGCCCTGGCACATGGCGCGCAAGTTCTCGTCGCGGCAGTCCTCGGGGGTGTGGTTGAGGTGGGCGACGGTGAGCACGACCGTGCTGCCGGTGCCGTAGGCGGGCTGCCCGTTGCGGTTGGGGCAGCGGCCGGTGTGGGTGCCGCGTCCGCACTCGCCGAGGCATTCGCAGCGGCCTGCGGCGCGTTCGGTGCGGATGCGGAGGCTGATCTCCGGCCAGTTGGTCGGGTAGCGGTGGCGGTTCTCGGGTCGGATGGGCATCAGGCGGTGTGCCTCTCCGGGTTGGTGGTGGCGAGGTGGGGTTCGCAGCGGGCGTGCACGGTGCGGCCGGGCCGCTGCGGGTCGGGGAGGATCGGGCGGCGGCAGACGTGGCAGCGGGTCCAGGTCTCGTAGTCGTCGGGGTCCGGCGCCGGAGCGGTGTCGTCGTGGTGGTGTTCCTGGTGATCGATCTGGTCTTCCGGAGCGCCCACTACCTGAGGTTGGAAACCGACCTCGGCCCCGTCATGGGTAGAGACATGGGTAACCCCTGGGTTGTTGGGGTCGCGGTGACCCCAACCGGTGGGGTCGCGGTGACCCTTAGTCGGTGGGGTCGCGGTGACCCCTTCTCCTGAATCCGTACCGTCGGTAACAAGGGGTCGCGGTGACCCCTTCTGGTTGGGGTCGCGGTGACCCTTACTTCCGTCGTCGTCCGACCACTCCGGAGCCCGCTTCCCCGGCTTCCGCGCAGTCGACTTCAGGTAGTCCTCGGCGGCCTGCCAGTCCGGGAACGGATGCACGACGATCACGTACCGGACCGGTGCGCCCTTCTTCCGCTCGCCGAGCACCCGCACGACGCCGGCACGGATCGCGGCCTCGAGGTAGCGGCGGCAGTCCTTGACCGAGCAGCACGAGGCGGCGGCGATGTCGCTGATCCGGATGGGTTTGCGGTCCGAGGAGAACGCGACCTCCCCGGAGGCGCTCGCGTAGTTGCGGAGTTGGCACAGGAGCAGGGGCAGGCCGGACCGCCGCAGGTACGTGGACATGGCTCGTGTCCACTTCCACGACAGGGCGTTGCCGTAGGCGTTCGGGACGCTGCCGGGCGCGGGGGCCTGCTCGTCGCTGCTCAACTCGGTCTCTTCTCGGTGCGGGTGGCGGGTGCCGGTGGGGCCCGGGACGGCGCACGGTGGGGCCATCCCGGGCGGCGGGTGGCTAGCGCACGTACTCGGCGCGGCGCTTGTCCTCGAGGCGGCGCTTGTGCGCCTTCAGCTCGTCCTCGGTGGGCTTGCTGCGGGTGACGTCGAGGAGGGCGGCGTCCGGGCGCTGCGGGCCCTCACCGACCTCGTCCAACGTTCCGTCGATCTGCCGGCCCCTCCACATGGCGCGCTTGGCGTCGGCGAGGGCTGCGGCGTCCTCGTCGGAGCGGGCGACCTCGCACGAGGTGACGCGCACCTTCACCTGCGGGTCCTTGTCCTCGCCCTCGGCGTGCCCGGTGTACGACTTCGAGGTCAGTTCGACGATGGCGAAGACGACCATGCCGGGCTTCTCGAAGAGGCCGCGGCGCTGGGCGCGGGACAGGCTGGTCTCGATGGCGGCGGCGGCCGAGTCGAGCTTGACCTCGGGGACGTCGGCGGGGGTGAGCTTGGGCATTGCGTTCCTTCCGGGTTCGGTGGTGCTCGGGTTGGGGGTCAGGAGTCGCCCGCGATGGCCCGCAGCTGCTCGATGCCCTGCTGGCCGCTGCGGACAAGGGCGATGGCGGCGGCGTAGCCGGGGAAGGCGACGGCGAGCCGCTCGGCGTTCTCCGTGTCGGCCGACGTCCAAAGGCTCAGCAGCTTGGTGGCGAAGGTGCTCGGCGGCCATCCGCCCAACTGGTCCTGCCACAGCACGTGCGCTGCGGTCTCCATGGGGATCTCGGTCTCCTCGTTCCACTGCGTGGCGACGTGGTGGAGGACGTGAGCGGCGGCGGGCTTGCTGAGGCCCTTTGCGGCGGCCTCGATGGAGACGCTGCCCTTGGTGGCTCCGGGGCGGATGATGACGAAGGCGAGGGCGTCACTGCCGTCGATGGCGACCATGGTCGTCTCGGGCTGGTTGGTCATGTGGTCGGTCCGTTCTGGTGGTAGGCGTCGGCCGCCTCAGCGGCCTGGATGGCGAGCGCCTCTTCGGCGCAGACCTTGTGCGCGGGCTTCATGCGGCGGTCCCGCAGATGGGTGGGGAAGCCGCAGTACCGGCAGGGGAGTTCGCGGTCAGACCAGTGCGACGAGTCGCGCCAGTCGAGGAGCTGGCCCGGCCGGTACTCGGGGTCGACGGGCGGGGCGCGGCGGCGTCGGCGGGCGGTCACTGAAGCGCCTGGTAGCCGAGCGGGTCCTCACCGGGGGCCAGGCCGCGGACGACGAGGACGAGTTGCCCGCCCTTCACCACCCGGCCGAGCCGCATGTCCGGGCCGACGACCCGCGTGTGGTCGTCGTCGTCGAACAGGCCCGCGTCCACCAGCCCATCGACGGCGGCTTTGAAGGACGGATAGAGGTTGGCCGGGTCCGCCCGCCGGTTGGAGCCCGGGTGCACGATGCCGAGGATGTGCGCGCGCTGAAACAGCGGGCCCGGCTTCGCAGCGGCGAGCGCATCCATGAGCGTCGGGCACTCGCTCACGGCCTCCATGGCTGCGTCCCGGATCGCCTTCGTGTACTCGGCCTTCCGCCGGTGGTGCAGTCGCTGGTTGGCGTTCAGCAGGAACAGCCCGGTGGGCAGGGGGATGACGAACGGTGCGGGCCGGGGCCCGGCCGCCGTGGTGGCGGCCGGACGCTCCGGGTCAAACAGGGTGGTCACTCGGTGCCCCCCGAGTGCGGCGCGCTGGTGAACGGGCCGTGCAGGGTGACCGTGCGACACGTCCAGCAGACACGGCCCCCGGTCCGCAGGAAGGCGTGCAGCCGGTCACGCTTCTCGGCCGGGCAGTACGCGGTGTCGTTGACGGTGGTCTCGGTGGCCTCGACGGGTCGCGGCTGCGCGGTGGGCGGCACGGAGTCCAGGCGGCGCGGGCGGTGCTTCCCGTTGGGGGCCACGATCTGCCGCACTATGCGGCCAGCACGACGCAGCTTCACGCGGTCGCCCCCGATCCCGGCTGACGCGCGGCCGGCCACTCCGTGGTGCCCTCGGCGGCGGGCGCGTGCTGCTCGGGCTGGGACGTCGGCTGTGTGGTGCCCTCGGCGTGCTGCTGGGTGATCTCGGCGACGGTCACGCGCTGCTGCGGGAACTCCTCGTCGATCGTCACCTCGCCGCGGTTGATCGACTGGTAGACGATCTGGAGCTGTGCGACGTCGAGGTTCAGCCACTTCTCGGTCGGCCGCCCGCGGTTCTCTTCGAGCTGCTGGACGGTGACGCCGATGTTCTCGAAGGCGGTGACGGCGTCGGCGATGCGCTGCGCGAGCGGCTTGTCACCGGGCCCGTTTTGGAGGGTGTGGTTCGCAACCTCCTTGGCTTCCTCGCGGTACCAGTCGGGCAGTACCGTGAAGATCATTTCGCGGAGGCGGCGGGCGCCGTTGTTCGTGTTGTTCTCGTAGACGTCCCGCGGGTCCTCCAGCGGCTTCCGCCCCGACGTCTTCGTGAAGCGGGCGTGCGGCACGACGAACGTTGTGGACGCCCGCTCGTTGGACTCCAGGTCCCACGCCCACGCCTGCATCTCGGACTCGCCGGCCGCGTCGTCGCGGCGCAGCTCGTTCAGGCCGTGGTGGATGTTGCCCCAGCAGCGGGCCAGTTCCTTGGCGAACTGAATCGTCTCGCCGGTGACGTTGCCGTCGCCGCGGTTGAAGCGGAAGAACGAGCGGGCGGCGAGGGACTGCTGCCGGAACGCAGACCGCATCTTGCGGGTGGCGGCCTCCTCGTTGCGGGGGAACTGGCGGGCCACGATCACTGCGGCCTGCACCTCGGCGACCGCGCGGGACTGCTCAACCGCGGTGCCCTGCCCGATGAACGACGGGGCGGGCGCGGCCGGGGCCGCGAACTGCTGCTCTGCTACGGGGTAGTTCACAGGTACTCCAGGGAGTCTCGGGTCTCGGCCCAGCCGGGCAGGGAAAGGGGCACGACGTCGTCGCTGTAGCCGGGCCAGTAGCCGGTGGCGGTGCAGTGCGCGAAGGTCTCGAGGGCGCGCCGGTTGCGGGCTGCGCCGATACGGCGCGCGGTGGCGTTGACCTCGATGACGGTGATGACGTACGGAGCGGCCTTCTCCTGGCAGACGAAGACGAACGCGGCCTGGTCGTCAGCGATGTCGAGGGCGTGACAGGCGGACCGGTACCAGTCGTCTTGCTGGTGGTAGCCGTACTCCTCGATGTCCTTCTCGAGCTTCTCGGGGTTGGCCGACCGGCAGGTCTTGTAGTCGGGAATGATCAACCGCCCGGACCGAGGGTTGGGCAGCCAGTCCAGGCGCGCCCTGCGCATGACCCCGGTCTTCTCGTCCCGCCAGAACAGCGACTGCTCGGGCTTGCCGTGCTCGGGGTCGAACAGCAGGGAGGCGACGGGGTGACGGCGCAGGGCGTCCGCCATGTCGTGCACCTGGTCGTACTCGGCGCGCTTCAGCGGGATCGCCCCGGCGGCGCGGGCCTCGGCAACCTCGGCCTTCGCGACCTTCGTGTCCCACCGCTCGTAGTCGACGAGGCGCAGCTCGGGCCCGTTGCCGAGGACGAGCTTGTGGGCGGCGTTGCCGATGTCCCACACCTTCTTCACCGGCTGCGGGTTGTCCTGCTCGTACCGGAAGATCGCCGGGCACGAGGGCGGGAGCAGCTTCCGCGCGCCGCTCGAGGAGAGGGCGTACCGGTGGGAGTGGTACGTCTCGTTGGTCATCTCGTAGATGCCGGGCTCGGTGATGGGGGCCGGGCCGGCGGCCGGGGCCTCGAGGGCCCCGGCCTGCGCGACGGTCGTCATACGGCGCCGTCCTTCCTGGTGGTGAGGGTGTAGAAGCGGCCGTCACCCGCGCCGTGCTTGGTGAGGTGGCCGCGGCGGGCCAGTTCGGCGAGGTCGCGGCGGGCGGTGCCGCGATGGACCGGTCCGCCGGTCGTGCGGCGCATGGCCTGCACGCTGCCGGTGGACCACTTGCCGCCGTGGGTGCGGATGGTGTCGAGGAGCTGCGCGAGGCGGGCCTCGTCGCTGAACTCCTCGGTGGGGGCGCCTGCGTGCATGCGCCCCGTGGCGTACCCGGAGCGGTACACCGGGTCCGTCTCCTTGTCGGCCACGGCCATCACGGCGCGGGCGAACCGCTCGAGGTCTCGGCGGTCTGTGAGCTGGGCGTGGGTGTCGGCGTCTCGGAGGGCGGCGACGTACCGTTCGATCCGCTCGGCGGGGTAGTTGCGGGCGGTCATCGGCTCTCACCCCGTTCGGCGGTGTCGGCCCAGTCGCAGCAGGTCCAGTCGTCGGCGCCGAGGGCTGCGAGCTTGTGGCGGCGGACGCCGTTGTGGGGCGGCCCGTAGCGCCAGCCGATGGCCTGCTGCTCGCCGGTGTCCGGGTCCGCGCTGAGGGCCAGGCACTCGAAGCGGAGGTCGGCGCAGCGGCGGCTGCGGTAGGTCCGGCCGGGCTGGAAGAAGGCGGGAGTGGCATCGGCCCCGACGGGGCTGCTCTTCTCCTCGGCGCGGGCGGCGGCGTCATCTCCGGCGTACTGGTGCAGCAACCGCCGCACCTCGGCGCGCTGCTGCTCGGCGGGGCCTCCGTCGTGGACGACGACGTGCAGGGTGCGGGCCAGACCGCGCAGCATCTCCAGCTCGCCCGGGTACGACTGAGCGGTCATCGCGCACCACCCGTCTCCACCAGCACGCGACGCTCCCGACGCTGCGCCCGGTACACCCGCCAGTACTCGGTGTTCGCCCGCCGGCACGGCGCGCACCGGCAGCCGTGGTTCTTGTACGTCGATGTCTTGCCGTGCCCTGCCCAGTCAGCTGCGGTCGGGTCCTGCTTCTTCGATTCCCGCCACTCGGAGCACCGCTGCCGGTGTGCCTCGCGGCAGTCGTCGCAACGGCAGCCCTTCCTGTACGTGCTGTAGTGGCCGTGTCCGTGGTCGACGGGCGGGCGGCCGGGCTTGCGCTTGGGCGCCGACGGGGTGAGCCCGAGCATGCTGAGCAGCTGGCGGCAGTCGTCGGCGTCCTGGGCGTGCTCGGCGACGACGAGGAGCACCGTGCGGGCGCTCATCGGGTGACCTCCTTCGTCTCGAGGTGCCAGGCGAGGAGGAGCAGCAGCGCGGCCAGCTGGAGCCGGGCCTTCTGCGCCGCCCGCTCGGCCGCCGCGTCGATCCCGTCCACGACCGCGCGGGCCGTGTCCAGCGACGGCAGGTCCCGGGCGGCGAGGTGGACGACGAGGAGCGCGCCCGGCAGGTACAGGGCCGAGCCGATGGCGGCGGCGGTGAGCCACTGGGTGGGGTCGGCGGCCATCACTCGTCACCTTCCGGGTCGTACTCGGAGGCGACCTCCAGCGGCGTGACCACGTAGCCCGTGCCACGGATCAGCCCGCCGGTCTCGGCCGGGGTGATGTGCAGCTCGTACTCGGCGTCGGGGCCGATGTCGTCGGCCACCCAGCTCATGTGCTGGATCGACCCGGCGGGCTCCTCCTGCTGCACCTTGGCCTCGCAGTGCGCCTGTGCGGCCTCGCGGCTGGTGTACAGGCCCATCACGATCGAGTCGTGCTGCGCCCGGTAGGCCGTGCCCTGCGCGGCCTCCAGTTCGGCGACCCGAGCCCGCAGCTTCTCGATCTCGGCGTCCCGCGCGATGACGTGCTCGTGCAGCGTCCGGGCCCGCTCCTGCTCGGCACCGGCGGGCAGTGCCGCACGGAACGAGCGGATCATCTCCTCGACTTGCGACAGTGCGCCCTCGGCTTCGGCGGTGTCGGCGGCCATGCCGATCGCGCACAGGAAGTTGTCGAGCGACTTCGCGTCGAGGAGCCGGGCCCACGCCAGCGGCGACACCTCGTGCTCGCCGAGCCGGGCCTGCGCCTCACGCAGCAGCCTGTCCAGCGTCTCCGCCCGCGACTTCTGCGCCTCGAACGCCGCACGGTAGTGCGCGGACTCGGCGGCGGTCTCCGGCGACTGGAGCATCTGCGCCGACTCCAACGCGAACGCAGCCTGCGCCGCCAAGTCGTACGCCGGACCGACACCCCATGCCGCGTCGATCACCTTCTTCGCCCCGAGGGCGAGGGACGAGATGCTCATGCCGACACCTCGTTCGCGTCCGCAGCCGCCTCCAGCACCGCAACCGCGCTCTCGGTGGTCCGCGACTCGACGTCGCCCCACGCGTCGACGTGCGCCTCCAGGTCGAAGATCCCGCCGAACAGCGGGCCCTCCCCGTCGACCTCCAGCCGCAGCGCCAGCACGGTGATCGCCTCGTCCGCCAGCAGCGACGTGCGGTGCGGGTCGTCGGTCGTCACGCACTTCAGCGCGGCCACGATGCTCATGGGGCGCAGGAAGTGCGGGACGCACATCTCCCGGTCGAACGAGTCCGGGACGAAGTCGCCCTTGTGCAGGCCGTTGGTGGCGATCAGCCGAGCCGCCGCGCGGAACACCGCACTCACGGTCGACGGCCGCGCCAGCGGCGACTCATGCAGCGGGAGAACCCTCCTGCTGCTCTGCAACAATGTGCCCATCGGGGCCTCTCTTTCTCTGGTTGGTTGGGGCGCCGAACGAGGGGTCACCAGGCCGGGAAGTCGGGTGGCCCTTCGGCGCGTTGTGGGGTGGGGGTCAGACGCTGACCGGCTCGGCGGCCTGCGTGGCGTGCCAGGCGCGGACCGCCTCCGGGTTGAAGCGCCGGCCTCGGAACGCCGTCGGCTCGACGGGGCACCCCTTGATCACCCACTGGTTGACGGTCCAGTTCGAGACGCCGTAGAGCGCCATCAGCTGGGCCGTGGTCAGCAGGGGGGAGAGCCCGGTGGGCGCCAGGGTCTGCGTGCGCTCAGCGAGGGTCTGAGTCGCCATCGTCTTTACACCTTTCAACCGTGTCAGTAGTAATGGTGGGCATGGCGAAATGGTGCTCGAGGGGTTCACCGAGCGCGGCGACTATCAGCTCGGCGGTGCGCTGCCGACAGACGTCGACCGCCCACCTGCCGCGACCGGTGACCTTGACCACCGTTCCGAGACTCACGCCCCGTCCGCGCTTGTCCACCTCCCGGGTTCGGGCAGCGAGACTGGCTTGGGTCAGCCCGCGACGCCTCATCGCGTCTCTGAGTGGCTCGCCTTCGCCCTTGCGGATCAGGGTGGTCATGTGTGCCTCGCGCAAGTTGGGGACTGCTGCGGCGGGTCGCCCCGCCGTTGCTACGTTTCTACCGTAGCAGTATCAGTGAGGGCAAGTGAGTAGCAGTGAGTTTCAGTGAGGGTGGCGCTAGTCGAAAGGGTGTTCTAGCGTGGGTGCATATGACACAGGCGACGTCGCGTGACGGGGAGGTCACGCGCGGCGTACATAACGCGCCACGCTTCTACTTTCGCTTGCGAAAGTAGAAGATCAACAGGCACTCTAGGAGAGTGACAGACCAGGAGCGCACCGAGGATCTGGCGCAGCTTCTCGCACGGTTGAAGTCGACATACGACGTCAACGAGTCCGAGATCGCGCGCCGCATCGGCGTCGCCCCCGCCACCGTCAACGCCTGGGTACACCGCCGCCGAGGCGCGGGCGGCCGAGGCGTCAAGCGCGAGAGCCTCCAGGCACTTGCCGAGGCCTTCCCGAAGTTCACCACCGAGGAGATCTTCCGCGCCGCCGGCCGCGAGTCGCCCGGCCCTCTCTCCCCCGACGCCGAGGCCCGCATCCTCGACCTGTGGCGCGGGCTGACCGAGGAGCAGCAGCGCGCGAAGGAGATCGAGATGCGCGCGCTCGGTGAGGCGAACCGCACGGGACGCTGACCCCCCGGGGACACCACTCCAGTCACACCAGTCACACAAGACTTGTTTACCCACGGTGAAGTTTTATCGACAACTTGTTCAACAGTAGTCGAAAATCGCCTCACGCGGGGGTACGGTCACACCCGTAGCCGGTGTCCTCCCCCGCCGGTTGCAGGTCCCTGATCACCTGCATTTGCGGGGTGTGCATGTGCGTGTCCGTTGTATACGTTCTGCCCAGTGCGCGTCCGGCCTTTGACGCCGACGCCCGCACCATCCAACTCCCTACCGGTCTACCGCTCGCCCACGCGGTGACGCTCGTCCGCGCGATTCTCACCGAACTCGTGGTGCCGCAGCCTGAGGCCGGTGCAGTCTGCTGGTGCGGGGATCCCGTCGACGTGATCCCCCTGATACCCCAGCAGAAAGTGGGCGAACAGGTGGTGAAGCATGGGGCGTAGAGCCTCGAACAACCCGCGGCAGATCCGCAGCAAGGTGTGCGGCTGCATGGAGTGCATGGAGAAGTACCCGCCCGGCGAGCAGTACAGCGACCGCCGACGGCGCCGCGACTGCATCGGCCCGTGGCAGGCCCGTTACCGGGACCCGTCCGGCAAACAGTGCGCGAAGAACTTCCCGATCAGCGAGGGCGGGAAGAAGGCAGCCGAGGCGTTCCTCGATGACGTCCGCTCCCGAGTCCGACGGCGGGAGTACGGCGACCCCAAGCGCGGTGAGATCACCCTCGCGCAGTGGTGGGAGCTTTGGTGGGCAAGCCAGCCCGAGCGGGCCGTGACCACCCGGAACCGCAAGGAGTCCAACTGGAAGGTCCACGTCGAACCCCGCTGGGGGAAGTGGCGGCTGTGCGACCTCGAGCACATCGAGCTCCAGGCGTGGCTGACGCGCGAGGTGCGGGGCTACCACACCCGTAAGAAGGTGCAGGAGCTGCTGAACCAGATGCTGCGCGCCGCGGTGAAGGACGGGAAGCGCATCCCCTTCAACCCGGCCGCCGACCTCGAGGTCGGCGAGGCGCCGAAGAAGCACCCGGACGACCTGCGCCCGCCGAGCTGGGATCAGTGCGCGCTCATCATCGAGCAGCTGCCCATGTACTACCGGCCGTTCGTCGTGTTCCTCCAGCACACCGGCATGCGGTGGGGTGAGGCGACCGCGCTGCGCTGGGAGAGCGTCGACCTCGAGGCGCACCACCTCAAGGTAAAAGAGGTGCTCAGCGAGGACGACGGCCGGCTGTTCCGCAAGGCTGCGCCGAAGTCGGCTGCTGGTTTCCGGACGGTGCCGGTCCTGCCGGCCTCGGCCGACGCCATCCGCACGATGGTCGACCGGTGGCGTCCGCCGCGGTCGGTCACGCCCATCGGTGAGGACCCTTACGAGCTGCACGCCGAGGAGCTGGTGTTCCGCGGCCCCCAGGGCGGCACGCTGACGCGGCACAACTTCAGGAGGGTGTGGGTGCCGGCGATTCAGGCCGCGGGCCTCGCGCGACAGGTCACAAACCCGGAGACGGGTCGGGATGAGTGGTGGCCGCGGGTGCACGATCTGCGGCACGTCTTCGCCACGCGGCTGAAGGATCTCGGCATTCCGGAGAAGGACGCGCAGGCGATCCTCGGTCATGAGCGAGGGTCGAAGGTGACGTGGCTGTACCAGCATGCGCCCGAGGACGTGGCCGCTCGAGTCCGCGCGGTCATGGCTCCGGAGACCGAGGGTGTTCGAACACTCCGGGCGGTGGCGGGGTGAGAGTCCACGGGAGTCCACTAAGAGTCCACAACGCCCCCTCATTGATCCTCACTGAGACTCACTGAAACCTGTTTGCGCAGGTCACGCCCCTGTTATCGTGGACTCACTGCCCCTCACGGGAACTCACTGAGGCTCATGATCGCTTTACGTTTTCTCCTAAAGCGGGTGTCGCAGGTTCGAATCCTGCCGGGGGCACCAGCCAAAAGGCCCCGGACCGATCATGGTCCGGGGCCTTTTGACGGCAGCATTTGACGGCAGTCGCCGCTCAGGCGGCCGGTCGGCGTCGCCTAAGCAGGCGGTCCATGTGGCTGATCGCCTCCCGCTGGGTGTCGTGCACGACGTGTGTGTACACGTCCATCGTGATGCTGATCTGACTGTGTCCGAGGATCTCCATGATGACGCGCGGAGCGACGCCGGCCGCCGTCAGAAGCGTGGCGCAACCGTGTCGGGCATCGTGCAGCCGGACCACCCGCAGCCCAGCATCGGCAGCCACCCTCGTGAACGACCGGTAAACGTTCCGAGGCTCCACCGGCCGACCGTTCCTCGTGGCGAACACGTAACTCTGCTCTGACCAGACAACTCCGGTCCGCGCGAACGCTTCCCGCTGCCGTAGCCGGTGCCAGCGAAGCGGCGCGATGCACAACGCGGGCATCGGGACCACCCGCTTACGGCGGCTCTTGGGGTCGTCGTCGTACAGCGTGCCGCGCCGGCGCTGCGTCTGCTGACGCACGTGCAGCACCCGGTTGTCCAGGTCGACGTCCGACCAGCGCAGCCCTACCAACTCACCACGCCGCAAGCCCATGGCGATGGCCAGGACGAACGCGGCGTACAGCGGGTCTCGCCGTGCCGCCTCGAGGAAGGCCAGCGTCTCCTCCAGGGACCAGGGACTGATCTCGCGCTGCTTCACCCGGGGTGGCTCCACAAGCGATGCGACGTTGCGCGTGATGAGTTCCTCGCGCACAGCTGCCGTGAGCGCGGTGCGGAGCACACGGTGCGCTTCTTTGGCGGTGGCGGCCGTGTGGGTGTTCTGCATGCGCGTGATGAACCGGCGCACGTCGGCGACGCTCAACGACTCCAGCCGCTTGGTTCCGAGCAGGGGCACGAGGTAGAGACGCACATGCGTCTCGTACTTGTCGTACGTGCTGAGCTTCCGGCGCGGCTCGACGTAGTGCGCGAGCCAGTACGGCAGCCACTCGGAGAGCTTGGCGGACCGGGTGGGGGTCGGGATGCCCTGGCGGTCTCGTCGCACCAGTTCTTGGCGCTTGGTGTCGCACTCCTCCCACGTGGCGCCGTAGACCGTCTTGCGCTTGCGAGTGCCATCGGGCTGGGGGACGTAGACACGCGCCTCGTAGCGGCCATCCTTGCGCTGCCAGATGCTGCCCGCGCCGTTGGGGTTCCTCTTTCGGGGTGCCATCAGGCCGCGTTCTCCTCAAGTCGGTGGTGCATGTAGCTGCGGACCGCGTCCACCGGGATGCGGCGGGCGCGGCCGGACGTGTAGCTCGGGAGCTGCTTGGAACGGATGAGGTCGTAGACCTTGCTGCGGCTGAGCCGAAGCGCGGTCATGACCTCCGGGACAGTGAGCGCTTGAGGCTCGGTAGGAACGGGGGTGAGCACGTCGGAACCTCCGGGCACGGGGCTGTCTGTCCGAGGTGGGGATTTCTGCGTCACCCGCGTCATCTGCGTCATTCAGGCGTTTGACCTGCGTCTTTCGGGTGACGCAGAGGATCGGGGGTGCGTCATCGGTGACGCAGGCCGTCCGTCATCGGTGACGCAGATGACGCGGGGTGACGCAGACTTCGCCGTCCTGCGTCACCCCTGTATGCGCAGGTCACGGGGCGTTTTCCGGCCCTTGGTGACGCAGGTGACGCAGCGTTTCCCACTTAGGAAAAAAGGAGGGGGTGTCTGTAGTGGTGCGGCGCGGCTCAAGGCGTGAAGAAGGAGCCGCTGCGCGGCGCGACCAGCGCGGGGCGGCGCCGCCGCCGAACAGCAAGAGGAGCACGCCTGGCCGGTGGTGCTCCTCTTGCTTGTACGGCGGTGCCGGTCAGAGCGTCTGCTGTTCGGGCGGGGGCGCGGAGGGCGCGCGGGTCATCTCGAGGTAGCGGCCCGCTTTGGTGCGGCCCGAGTCGATGAGGACACCCCTCGCGGCCAGGGTCGGCTGAAGACGCTTGAGACGGTCGGAGAGGACCTTGCCGGTGGTCGGCCACCCCTTGGGCAGCGGACGGAAGTCCTCGCCGCTGTAGAGGCGGGTGAGGCAGTGCAGCCACTCCGTGGACGTCATCCGCTGCCCTGCGCCCGGCTCGAGGTCGGCGGCATGCCGCAGGACGGTCTGCGCCAGCAGGTCGCCCTCGATCACGTCGTCGTTCAGGTCGTCCAGGCTGGCCCGGTACGCGGCGAGCGCCCCGAAACCGGTCGCCGCGTCGAGCTGCGCGCACAGGTGCGCGAAGTCCGCCATCCGCAGATCGGTCGGGGTCTCCGCCTCCACCGCGCGGACCTTCACCGTGAGATCGAGCAGCGACCCAAGAACGACCGGCAGCACCTCCGCGTACTCCGCCCACAGCTCCGCCTCGGTGCGCCGCACCCGGGGCCGCTCCAGCCGCAACGGCAGCAGCCGTTCGGCGAGGTCGGGCCGGATGACGCCCACATCGATGCCGGTCAACAGCAGCGGGCGGCGGTAACGGGCCCGGAACACGTCCCCGTCGGTGAACAGCGCGCGCTTGACGTTCTCGGCGCCGGTGACGATGCAGCACATCGCATCGGACAGGTCCGGGGTCATGTGGGAGAGGTTGTCCAGGGCGGTGACCCAGCCCGCGGCCACGGCCGCGATCAGGTTCTCCTCGTCCTTCGGGGCGCGGCGCAGGTCGCCGCTCATGCCCTCGATGATCCGCACCAGCATCCGCCCGCCGGTGGACTTGCCGGCGCCCTGCGGGCCGGTGAGGAACGGCGCGGGCACGGGCACCGACGGCCCGAGGCAGCCGATCAGCCAGGCGATGGCCAGGCACTCGGTCTCCGCGCCTGCGAAGTTGCACAGCCGCAGCAGCAGGTCGATGCCCTTGCCGTCGGTGTCCTTGGCCGGCAGGGGCAGTTCCCCGGTGAGCTGGGTGCGCCGCCAGCACACCTCGCGCGGGTCGGGGACGGCGATGTCCCAGCCGGTGGGGTGGATACGGACCGACCGCCCGTCGTCGCGGCCCAAGTCCAGCCACGTCGCGCCGTCGAATCCCGGCGCGACGCGGATGTACACGGGCTGCACGTCCTCGGTCAGCGCGAGGGCTTCGATCAGGTCCAGCGCCTCCTTGAGGGCGGTGCCGTTGAACACGCCCACCCCGTCGCGGAAGAGGCCGACCATGAGTTCCTGGCGGTGGCTGCCGGTGGTGCCCTGGGAGCGGATCGGGCGGGCCACGGGGTGGCCGTTCTTCTGCGCGTACACGGTCCCGTCGGCGGTGCGGAAGTACCGGAAGTGCGCCTGTGCGTAGTCGGTGATGACCTCGCGGGCCGGCGTCTTCTCGTCGTCGGCCATGGTCACAGTCCCAACCTGGTGCGGGCGTTGGTCCACGCGTCGGTGCAGTGCCGCGGGGTTTCGCCCCTGGTCTGCGCGGCGGTGAACAGCCGCGCGACGTGGGCATCGGTGAGACAGCCGCACCGGCCGTGCGTGGACAGCACCGCCAGGAACGTCCGGTACACGGTGGCGTGCACCGCACTGCGGGCCTCGGTGATGCGCTGCTCCGCCATGGCAATGCCCCGGTCCAGGTAGGCGGGCGTGCGGTGGCGGCACGCCCCGCCCCCGACTCCAGCGGGCACGGCGACGGCCTGCGGCGCCGGACGGGCCGGGGAGGGTTCCTGCACGGCCAGGGCGCGGACGGCGTCCGGCAGGGCGGTCATGGTGCCGGTGCCGGGCCCGAGATAGCGGGCGTAGGACATGGCCGACTTGATGTCGATGCCGGGGCGGACCGCGTTGTGCGACGTCATGGCGCCCCGGTAGATCCAGTGCTCACCGCGCGTCGTCTTCACGGCCCGGGTGGCGGGCAGGGCGGTGCGGGCCCATGCGATGGCCGCCGCGTCGTCCAAGTCGACGACCGTCAGTCCGGCGCCGCCGGGGTGATAGGCGACACAGACGGCCCGCCGCCATGCGGCCGTCCACGACGGAGAGGCGAGGACGGCCGGGGCGGTGGTGGCGGCGGCCCATGCGTGGCAGACACCGGGGCACCGGCACGGGCCCGCGCTCTTCATGTTCGGCCGGCCGCCACAGGCGCCGCCCGCGCATGCGGTGCAGTTCCCGAACGGTACCTTCCCTTGTCGCAGGGGCAGCACCGGCACGCCGGTGGCGGCCAGCGTCAATGCGGTCCGTAGGGGTTCGGGCAGCCGCGGCCGTGGGCCGGGCACTCGCCGGATGGTGGTGGGTTGGGTCATGCTGGGAGACCTCCACAGGTCAGTTGGACGGCAGGTGGACAAGGGCGGCCCCGGTTCTTGGCGGAATGGGGGGCCGCCCTTGGCGTGGCTACTGGTCGGTGTCGGGGTGGTGGTCGGCGGTCACGTACAGGCGCAGGTGCTTGCCGTCGCGGGTGGGGTAGGTGCGTACGGCGCCGGTGGTGAACGTGTCGTTGAGCGCGGTGGTGATGCGTTCGGTGTCGGCGGGGTCGCAGATGACGCGGATTTCGAACACGAAAAGTCCCTTCGAGAGGGGTAGGTGCTGGGGATGGCGGAGCGTCAGCGGGTGGGCGACGAGGCCGACCCACGGCGCCGGCGCCGATTACGGTGCTGGCTGGTGGCATTGGCCGTCATGGGTGCCCTGTACGGGCTGGGCACCGTGTACTGGCATGTGGTGACAGGTGAGTCTTGGGGTGACTCGCTGGCGTTCGCGCTGACGCTGACGATCAGTGCGGTGGTCGGCCAGTGGATCGCTGCCGTCATCCGACGCAGGGCCGGTCGAGACGACGGCTGACCGTCAGCCGTGGAAGTGGTTGCGCTTGAACACGGCCCGACGGATGTTCACCGTGGTGCCGCCCTGGTGGCTGCTCGCGCCCAGGACCTGGACGGCGATCCAGCCGCCGAAGATGACGGCGGCCAGGATGATGAGCTGGGTGATGAACGCGGTGAGCGCGGCGATGAACGAGGTGAGCAGCAGCAGCCCGCCGCACACCGCGAGGAAGCCGACGCCCCCGAGGGCGACGTTCACCGCCGTGCGGGACACGGCCGGCGGGGCCGCGACCGGTGCGGGGCGGGTCGGGTCGAGGGCGTAGCCGGTGACGACACGGCCGTCCGGGAGGACGATGCTCGCCACCGCCGGCACCGTGTCCGGCTGGATGGGAACGACCGGCGCCGGGTGGACGACGGCGGGCGGGAGCGGGGTGGGCCGGTGGACTTCCACCGCCCGCTGTGCGGGCCGTTCATGGGTGTGGTCGGGGTACATGCGGAATCCCTTCCGGTAGTTGGCCAGGGAGGCAGAGACACCCCCTTGTGGGGGCGCTGTGGAGGGGGGTTCGGGGGGTCTGACCTGCGGGCCTCCCTGCCTCCCTGAACGATCATTTGCGCTGGTCAGGGGCAGGGAGGCGGGTCAGGGAGGCGGGCAGGGAGTTCTCCCTGCCTCCCTGACCCGTCGCGGGCCGGCTCCCTGTCATCCGTCGGCGGAAGCGGAACCCTCGCCGTCGCGGTGGACGAGGGCGCGGGCGACGCGGTCGCGGCCGACGACCATGCGGCCGTCGGACTTGTACGGCCCGGCGCCGGCGTCCTCCAGCACGCGCTTGAGGTCGCCGGGCGTCCACCGCCCGTAGGCGTCCTCGTTGAGCGCGGACAGCCGCTTGAGCACGTCGGCGGTCAGCACCCGGGAGGCGGTGCCGAGGACGGCGGCGATGTCGGCGAGCGGATCGTGTTCCTCGCCGCGCTCGATCACGTGCAGCGTGGTCACGCCGTCCCGCAGGGCCTTGGCTCGCTCGGCGATCTCGGTCGCGGTGTCGGTGTCGATGTAGTGGGTGCGCACCGTGAGGGAGGCCTGGCCGGCCGGGATGGCGATGCCGTCGGAGGCGACCACGACGGTGCCCTTGTCCAGCCCCGGGCGCAGCAGGTTGGGTGCGGCGCCGCCGTCGACGGCCTTGTCCCCCAGCGCCATGCGGGCCTGCGACTCGGTGCCCAGGGCGAGGGAGGCGCGGGTGTGGGCGCCCTCGCGCACCAGCTTGGGCAGGTTCTGGTCGGTGGGGTCCTGGGTGCCCTGCCACAGCAGCACGTTGACCGCCCGGCCCTGGTTGTGAATCTTGCGGGCGGCCATGAAGTACCGGGAGGTGGCCTTGGAGCCGCCGTAGGGGCGGGAGTCCTCGTCCTTGACGGGGCACATGAACGCCACCTGCGCCTCGTCCACCAGCAGGATCAGCGGCGGAAACGGCGTGCCGGGCGGCGCGGTCAGGCGGCGTTCCATCTCGGCGACGCCGCCTTCGAGCATCTCGGTCGCCTCGATCACGTGGTCATCGGTCGGCCCCTGGATCAGCACGGTGGCGAGCCCGTCGAACATGGCCCAGTCCCCGGCGCCCTTGAGGTCCGCAATGCGGAACTCCACCGCGCGGTCGAGGGCGAGCCACAGGGCGAGCGCGCGCAGCGCGGCCGTCTTGCCCTGGTTCGACAACCCGGTGATCAGCAGGTGGCGCTGGTACAGGGACAGCGCGGCGGCGTCGCCGCGCAGGTCCTGGCCCCACGGGGCGCGGCCCTTGGCGTAGTCGGCGGTCAGCGACTCGTCGACGGCCAGCGGGGACGGGCCGATTGGCTCATCCAGCGCCCCGGAGTCGGCCACCCACAGCCGCACCGTGCGGGCCGCCTGGGGGATGGTGATGAACACCTCGTGTTCGTGCCGGGTGAGGTTCTCGGCGAGCTTGCGGCGCTTGTTCTGCACCTCGTTGGTGGACACCCCGGAGGGCAGCGTCACGTCGACCTCGATGCCGCATCCGGCGATGCGGATGGGTCCGAGCATGGAGGCGCCGGCGTCGCCCATCTCCTTGATGGCGCGGGCCAGGGCGGGCACGCCGAGGTCGCGCAGGGCCTTGACCACGATGGACGGGGTGATCGGCTCGCCCTCGCCGTTGCGGACGTTGGCCGGGAGGGCCCAGGCGGGGGCGGCGTGCTGCTTGCGGCCGACGGCCCACAGGGCGAGCAGCGCGAGGAACGGGCCGATGGTGAGCGCCGGGCCCCAGACGACCTGCACGATGCGGATCAGCAGGGCGATGAAGTCGACGGTCGCCGACAGCGGGGTGATGACGTCGCCGACGTGGCCGGTGTGGAGGGCCATGACGACGCCGAGGGCGACCAGCACGCCGACGCTCATCCCGGCGCCGACGGCCACGCCCTTGGCGGCCTCGACCGGGGAGTGGAGCAGGTCCATGCGGCGGTGGTGGCGGGCAGCGCGGAAGCGCTGCAGCCGGTCTTCCCACTCTTCGGCCGCTTCCAGGTTCCCGGCGGCTTCCGCGGCCCGGATCATCCGCTCGTAGCGGGCGCCGGTGCGGCCGTCCCAGGTGCGGCGGGCCGCGATCCGGCCGCCGTTGAGGGTGTAGAGGCTGTGCCGGGCCACGGCGCGGGCGGTCGCCCGGGTCGTCTCGTGCGTGGCGGCGGTCTTCACCGCGCGGCCGGAGCGGACCCACAGCGGCACGGGCGCCACCGGGGCGGGGTCCGGGACGACCGTGAGGACGGTGGGGGCGGTGTCCGGGGTCGGGGGGTCGGTGGGCTTGTGGAGGTGGACGACGTTCTCGGACATGCTGGGAGTGCTCCTGACTGCCCCGACAGGGGTGGGAGTGAGGGAGAGCCGGGGTGGCCGGGTCCGTGGAAAGAGCGGCCACCCCGGCGTGATGGCTGGTCAGAACCAGCCGGACGACTTCCGCTTGGCCTTGTCGCGGGCGGCCTCGGTGAGGAGCCGCTGACGCTCGCCGTGCAGGGCGGTCAGTTCCGCGCTCAGCCGCATCTCGGCGGAGTTGCCGGTGGCGTCCATGCGCTGCTCTTCACGACCCGCGCTGCGGCCCCGGGCCACCTTGTAGCCACCGGCGGCCAGGGCGCGGGCCATCGCCCGGCGCTCGCGGCCGTTCAGCGGCCACCACTCGCCCCGGCGGACCGCTTCCAGCTTTTTCGTGGTCGCCTGGATCGCGCGGTCCAGGCGGCGGATGTCGGCGTTGCGCATGGTCAGACGCTCCTCGGAGGGTCGGCGGGGTCGGGGTAGGCGCAGGGCACGCACATGCCGAGCGCGGCGGGGATGACGTAGCCGGCATCGCGCCGACAGGCCGGGCAGGTGCGCCGCGCGCGGTTCGCGGCGGCGAGTGCCGCCCACCGGCCCGGCGTCATCGGGCGGACCGGTTTGGCGGCGTCGATGCGGTAGAGGTGGGCGACCAGCGGGCCCCGGCGGCGGCGTGGCCGCTCCAGCTGAGCGGCCACCTCCTGACCACCGGGGCGCAGGCCCTGTGCCCGGAGTTGGCGGCGGGTGGCGTAGCCGTCCGGGGCCAGCCGCCAGCGGAACACCGGCAGCGCGGCCATCAGGCGACGCGCTTCCACGCGGCCCGAAGCCGGACCTCGGAAGCGGCGTGCCCGGCGGCCCGGAAGCGGGTGGCCATCTCCCGGTAGGACAGGGCCGGGGACTCGCTGTGGCGGATGTCGTCGACCAGCGCGGCCAGGGCGTCATCACTGAGCGCGGGAGCCGCCTCCAGGGACAGGGCGACCACCGGCTCGGTGGGCCCCCACACGGGCAGCTCCCAGCGGGGTGTGACGTCGGGTGTGACGCCCCTCGTCACGCTGGTCAGCGCCCTGCCGGTGTCCTCCCCCTCCCGCGCCGACTCCAGCGTCGACCACGCCCGAGCAAGGGTGTCGGCGGTGGTGGCCTGGACGCGGGCGACGCGGGCGCCGGCCTCGGTCACGGCCGTCAGCCGGGTCTCCTCGGTGGCCGCCTCGGCGCGCAGCCGGGCGCGGGCCACGGCCGCCTCGTCGCGGGCCTCCTGCTGAATCCCCCGGATGGCGTCCAGCGCCCCCGGGGTCAGCGCGGTGTGCTCCCACAGGCCGTGCACCAGCCACAGCGCCTTGGCCGCGATGGGCAGCCAGGCCACGGCCAGCCACGCCCCGGCGGAGTGCTCCGCGGTCAGGGCGTGCGCGACCAGGACGGCGGTGGCGAGAAGGCCGAAGGACCAGCCGACGGCGGTCACCGTGCGGTTGTGGTCGCCCTGCGCGGCGAGGCGGCGTTCGTAGGCGAGGGTGGCCAGCCATCCCCCGTCGATGCCGAGACCGACGACCAGGGCGACGGGCCACGGCATCGCCATGCCCAGCCACATCACGACCACGGCGAGGGTGAGCACCATGGAGACGGCCGTCATGGCGACGGCCGGCAGGACGGTTTTGGCCCTCATGCGGCGTCCCCGTTCCGACCGCGCACCGGGACGGCGGCGATCAGCAGGACCGCGGTGGAGTCGTCGTCGGGGTCCCGGCTGTCCTCCGTCCAGGACCACGCCGCACCCGGCGCCACCTCGAAGCCGAGGGAGGCCAGGGCCGCCCGGCGCTCCGCCACGGTGGGCACCGGCCCGGACCGCTCCCACCGGAACGTGGGCCAGTCCGGCACTCCGTACAGCACGACGTACAGGCGCCACGGCCCGCCGTCGCTCGCCAGCTGCGCGGTCAGCGTCTTCACGCCGCACCCCCGGGCAGGCTCGCGCCGGCGGTGGTGCTGTTGAGCAGCGCGACCCGCGCGGCCAGCGCGCGGCGGCGGGCCCGGCGGATGCGGCGGGCGTCCAGCTCGGTCGGCGTGCGGTCCAGCGTGGTGATGTGCGCGTCCAGCAGGTCGACGTCCGCCAGGATGACGGGCATCTCCCGCTCGATCGCGTCCAGCTCCGCATCCGTCGGTTCCATGAAGTCGGCGAACGCGGTAACAGCGTCCTGAACAGTGACGATGTGTTCCATGGGTCGTGGTCTCCCTAGCAGGTGAAACGGCCCGAACAGCGCCCCGGAGTGCCAGCTCCGGGGCGCGCGCCGTAGTGGGGTGATCAGCCGCGCCGAATGCGCGGTGCGGTCGCTGAGAGCGGCCGGAGTGCCCCGGGCGAGATTCGATCTCGCGCCCTTCACGGCTGGTTGCCGGGGCAGCAGTGCATCTCCTTCGGGAACACGGGCTCCCGTTGTAGGCATATGGAGACGTTGGCCTTTCGGCCTAGCCATCCGGTTGACCAGGGGTCCGGTTCCCTCGGCCCGCTCTGTCCCGGGCCCCTTGAGGCTGCAAGCAGCCCCCATGCCATGCATTTGTGCAGGTCAAGCAGTCACGGCTGGGCCTCCCCGGCATGCTTAGGGGGGGTTGCCATCGCGCTTGATAGGTACCGTAGGCAAACCCGAAGCTGTGTGCAACCCCCTCTCGCGATACTCTTGCTAGGCCCCCTAGGCGAGGCGATTGGAGAACCGTGCAGGACGACATGAAGCAGGTCGCGGAGATCGGAGCCCCGGTCGAGCGAGCCAAAGCCGCCATCGACCTGATGGCGACCTATCAAGGGCGGGTGCTGGAGCTCTCCCGCATCCGTCGCGAAGCCATCGAAGAGGCGCAGGCATCCGGCATGACGCAAGCCGAAATCGCCAAGAGGCTCGGTGTGAGCCGAGGCCGGGTCGGGCAACTGGCGTCCGCTGGACCGCCCCCTGAGCGGGCGTTCTTCGGTGCCGACCTGGTCACCGTCTCGCTCGGCGGCAAGTACGAGGCAGGCAAGGGCCCCGACGAGAACCCGAGCGCGGTCGTGGTCCGGGAAGATCTCGACAACTTCGAGCATCTGCGCAAGCTGCTGGGTGGCATGAAGCTCGAGGCGCAGTACGAGGTGATCCCGCCCACCGGCATCGTCAACCTGAACCGCGACAACCACGTGGTCATCTGCGGTCCGCGACTGTCCCCCATCGTCGCTCAGGTGCTGGAGGGAGACGACAACCTTCGGTTTGAGAAGGACCGTGCTTGGCACCTGGTGGACCGGAAGGCAGGCAAGGAGTACCGGTCTCCACAGGACGAGGACGGCTCTGCGGGCGACTTCGGTTACCTCGGGCGGCTCCCGCGTCTGGACGGACGTGGGACCTTCCTCTACATCGCCGGTATCCACGCCATCGGCGCGAACGGGGTGGTGCATTACTTGGAGCACAACTTGGCAGAGCTGTACCGAGAGGTCCGTACGCGACGCTTCTCGACTCTCATCTCATGCCGCTACAACCCCGAGACGCTCGAAGTGCTGGAGAGTCGACGCGTCACCCCGCTGTACCGACACGAGGGCTGAGAGAATGCGCGTCGCCATAGACACCCAGCCCGGCGGAGCCGCCCCCAACGAAGACTGGGTGGTTGGCACGCCGACGCTCGCCATCGTGCTGGATGGGCTCAGCACGGCGGGGCTGGACACGGGATGCCGCCACGGCGTCCCGTGGTACGTGGCCCAGCTCGGCAGTCAGCTTGTCGCAGCGCTGGCGAATCCAAGTTCCTCGCTCTCGGAAGGCTTGGCGGGTGCCCTTGAACGGGTGGCAGCGCTGCACCCCGAGTGCGACTTGGGTAACCCCGGAACGCCTTCAGCAACGGTCGCGATTCTTCGACAGCAGGACGGATTCCTCGATCACCTGGTCTTGGCGGACTCCCCCATCGTCCTCGAAGGGCGTCAGGGCTTTTCCGTACTCACTGACCTGCGTGTGGACGAGGTCCTGCCCGAGTTGCGGGCCGAAGTCGAGCAGTACGAGACCCACACACCGGAGCACAAAGAGGCCCTACAGCGATTCGTGACCGCACAACGGCAGACCCGCAACACACCGGCCGGCTACTGGGTGGCGGCCGCCGGTCCGGAAGCGGCGGAGCACGCGCTAGTGGGCAGTACCCCCATCAACGGCGTACGGGCGGCAGCGGTCCTGTCCGATGGCATCTCGCGTCTCGTCACGGAGTACGCCATGGCGACCTGGTCCCGCGTCTTCACGACGCTTCGGACCGGAGGACCGCGCGAGCTGATCGATACCGTCCGCAAGGTAGAGGCCACAGACCCGACGGGGCGACGGTGGCCACGCTACAAGTCCGGCGACGACGCTTCCGTTGCCTTCTGCCAGTGGTGATAGCGGCTAGTCAGCGAGGAGCGGCGCCGTCTGACGGGCCAGGACCCCGGAGCGATCCGGGGCCCTGCCGTTTCAGGGCGTATACCAGCGAAGTGCAACAAAGAGGTTGAGGTCGAAGAGTGCCAGCACACAGGGATGCTCGGCGAGAGGTGGCGCGTGGCGACGTCGAACGTCTTGCGGGCCCCCCGTCGGGGGTGCGGAACTTTTCGTTGCGGTCGGCCTCAGCATGGATCGGCATGAGCTGCAGGAGGCCGGACAGCTCGATGACGCGCGGGTCGTTCGCATCGAGTCCCTTCCACCCATTGGCCATCACGAGGTGACAGGCCAGGATGATCTCATCGCGGGCCCAGCCAGGCTGGAAAGGGGCGAAAGGGATGCGGTAGAACCTTCCCTGCTCCATCAAGGCCCGCGCACAGCGCGGGCGCGCGCCGCCTCTGCGGCGCGGCCTGCCTCCTGTCTTCGCCCCGGCTGGCCGCGCCCGGCGGCGCGCTGCGTGCAAGCGGGCAAGGGCGGGACGTCATCCGCGGACACAAGATGATGCCTCCGGCGGGGGATCGGCCGGCACCGGGATGGAGGGGGCGCCATTTCCGACTGCGGGCACGTTGGGGCGTGCGCGGGAGCTCCCATCCCGTCCACCGTCGACCCAGGCAGAGCCGAGCAGACGCGGCCCAGGGGCGTCAAGGTCGTTCGTACAGTGGCGCGCTCCACCTTGACGCCCCTGAACCACGCCCGCTCCACGGTGTGTGGGTCGACGGCGGACGGGATGGGAGCTGGGGTGGGTTGTGAGGTCGGTTCCGCCTAGATGGGCCTGAAAGACCACTCAGGGTCGTGGTACCTGGAGCTGGGCAGGATGGCAGCGTGAAGCGGGTAGAGCCGAAGAAGGCTGTGAGTCAGAACCAGCCTGTCGTTCGAGGCGTCCGGAGAGAGCAGGTAGGTGTTCGGATCTTCGTCCGGGCCCTGGCCTGTGCGCCAGCGGTACGGCTGCTTGCTTCCCATGATCCTCATGGCGGGTTCGTTGGGATCATCGTCGTGGCCCAGGTAGTAGCCGGTGGCGACATTGCGCAGGGTGTAGGTACCCGATTCGGGCCTCACCTCCCACTGCTGTTGCCTGGTCCCGTCCGGCGGCAGCACTACGATGGGCCTCCTTTCGCCCACGTGGGCCACGTGGGCGAGGTGCCCGCCAGGACCCAGGAGCGTGAAGGTCCCAGCGGAGATGAGCTGGTCGGTAGCCATACGCCGACTTCTCCTTTCTGTGATCTTTCGGTGACTGTTTGTAGTCACCATTGGCAAGATACCGGCTGACTTCAAGGAATTGATCACTGCTTGTTGCAGTGTCGCCGTACAGGGTCACCCGCTCAGGCCCGTGTCTCACCACCGAGAACGCAGCAGGAGGACGCGCGTGCCCTCCGCGTGCCCGGTTGAGGGGTGCCACGCGGGAAACAGCGGGGAGTGATGGCGACCGCCACGGAAACGTGCACGTCAGTCTTGTGGCAGGTCAACCCGCGTCCAGTTACGCGATCTTCCAAACAGGTACTCCCGGGCTGGGCTGCCGAGTTGACTGCGTCGTTCCACCACCGATGTACTCCCCGCATGGCAGGAACAGATGACGGACAGTCACTCGAAGCTCACCCCGCTGTCTCCCGGTCTGTGGCCGCGGCGCAGGACTACGTGGAGGGGAGGCTGTCCCAGTACCAGAAGTGGTACGACAAGAAGGCCGTTAAGACGAAGGCCATGCATCTCCGGATGAGGACGCTCTCTGTCGTCGGAGGAGCCCTGGTCCCCGTGTTAGTCAACCTTGACCTGTCATTCGCCAAACTTACCGCTACGGTGCTGAGCTTGATCGTTGTCGGCTCCGTCTCCCTGGAGAGCGTGTACCGCTACCGCGAGCAGTGGAAGAACTACAGGTCGACCGAACAACTCCTCGGGCATGAGCGGATCTACTTCGAAACCAAGGTGGGGCCCTACTCAGATCTCTCGGAGACTGAAGCATTCACGACCTTGGTCGCCCGTGTAGAGAGCGCAATCGCCAACGAGAACTCTGCAACTCTCAACGTGATGACCTTGGGCGGCCAGGTAAGCACTGACGTTCAAACACCGCCCGGCATCCCAGGTGCCCGGCGAGAGCGCCGGTAGACCGGGCGTGCCACTCGTGTGCCAGAACAGGCGGGGACTCACGGGGAACAGTGGTACGCACGGGCACAGCCGGCTGATGCCATCAAAGGCAGGAAACTCGCAGGTCGCGCCCGCCGCCACCCAACCTCGCTCCTAAAGCGGGTGTCGAGGGCGCCGGCACTATCCCAAAGAGGCGCCCCATGCGCTCCGCTGTCAGAACCTGGTGAGACCGGTCCCGTGAAAGTGGTAGTGCACCGACCAGCCCAGGCCCAACCCGTTGGCCCCGGTCTCGTGCATGGCACGATGCCCGATCACGGACGAGCACAAGGAGATCCCATGAACGATCAAGGCACCCCTGGCTCGGCAGATGGCTTCAGGGTCGTCGCTGTCGATGCCGACTGGCCGGAATCACGGCAGTTCACGGGTAGCGGCTACAACCGAGTCACCGGCGACATCCATGTGTACCTGTGGTTCGGCTCTCCGCACTTCGACCCCCAGGTCGAGCACGTCACGGTCTTCAGCGCCTCCTCCGGCAATGCAAAGGCCAGCGAGGCCCTGGCGGACGCTTTGGAGGACTACTGCCACCCCGGGGAGGGACCTCCGGCCAGCCTGCCGGCCTCCGAACCCGTCACCATCACCGCAGAGGGGAAACCCGTGACGTTCGAACTCTGGCGGAACAGCAGCAACCCTTACTGGGTCGCCCGGGGCCGTGTCGAGAACACCGAAGTGGTCCTGTCCGGCTCCGAGATAGAACCCAGCGAGCTGCGCCTGGTCCGCGTGAACGACCTGGCCGCGTACTCGGCCCCGATCGCGTTCCTCCCGGACCGGGAAGCGATCTCCGTTGCCATGGGAAGCGATCTCCAGGCGGCGGGGCCCAGCCGGCAATTGCAGCTCGAGGAGGCGGACACCGCGCTGCGGGCCCTGCGCGACATCGCCGCCCGGAATGCCGCCCTCGGGGGACCCAGCCGGGAAGTGCACGGCGAGGAGGCGGACACGGTGATGCGCGCCCTGCGCTACCTCGCCCAGGACGCCGCCGGCCCCGCGGGAGAATTGGGAGCAGAGAGCTGA